TTCTTTTAGATTGCAACAATATGTAGAAAAGACAATGGAAAGAATCAATACTTCTCAAGTAGACTATAAAACTTGTACTATGTGTGCAGATGCTAATGTAAAGACTGAAGAAGTTAGAAGTATCTTTGAAAGTATTTTCAATAATGGGAATAATGTTTCTCTTGTTAAAGAGTTGATCACTCTTATGATAGCATCCTATATGGTTCAAGCTACAAATAAAGATGTAGCTTCTATAGCCTTCTTTAAATTCTCTACTCAAGTAAAACCTAATACTAAAGATGAAACTCTTATTAGGATTAAAGATATTATTGAAGAGATGCTTAATGATAACTCTTTACAATATAGAAAGAGAAAGCATAGGGTTGCTACAAAACTATCTTATCAAAAAGCTTTCCTTAAATATTTTGCATTTATGATTATTAACGCTAATAAATAGAGGTATATGATGATTCCGTTAAATGAAGTTTACTTCGGCAAAACAAATGAAGTTCTTTGTATTGAAGATCTTCTTATGAAACTCAAAAAGAAATATGCTAAAGATCAGCCTTTGAAAGATTATAAAACTTTCAAAACTATGGTGAAAGACCCTATTCTGAAAACTATTGAAAAACAAATCTGTGAAGCATTTGGTTTCAATGGTGTAATTCTTACAATCAATCCAGATCCTACAATCAATGCTTACACTATTCCATTTGTATTAGATAGAATGAGTGATAAAGCCTATGACACGAATGACAAAGAACATGAGTTGGATAATCTTAAAAACTACGTTTCCATAACTTCTCGTGGAGCTAAATTTGATAAGAAAAGATTCCCTGTAAATCTTTTAGTTTGTTTAAATCTTGGTGCTATCTTTACTAGTTATATTACTATTCCAGAATTGATGTCTTTCATTCTTCATGAAATTGGGCATACATTCTCTAAGGCTATTTTAGATAGAAATACTAAGTATGGTAAAGTAGATGAAAAGTTCGCGGATCAATTTGCAGCAATGTATGGGTACTCTTCTGAATTATCATCTGCGTTTACTAAATTAGGACCTCAAGAATATAAGATCACTAAGACTTTAAAACAAGTTCCTATTGTAAATATCTTAGTAGGTATTGGTAAGATTATGGATGATCTTTCTATGAGAGCAAATATATATGATCCTCATCCTTCTAACCGCAAACGTGTTATCTATCAAATTGAACAAATTGAGCATGAGTTGAAGAATACAAAAGACCTAGATCCTAAGATTCGTAAAGAATTAGAAGAGCAATTGGAAATTTGTAAACAACAATTAGACAAGTTTGATACTCCTACTGAAGATGATACTGTAGCGGATAAGATGCTTAAATATTATAATAGAAATCTTACTAAATATCATGCTGGTGAAAAAGATACTGATGAAGTAGTTGGCAAATACGGCAGTACAGATTTGATCAATCAACGTCTTGAAGTTCTTATGAGAAGAAGAAAGAAGAAATAGTCTATGGCAAATATCAAAGAAGCTAGAAAGAAAGTAGAAGAAAGAATCTACAAAGTATTTGATATGATCGATAAGACTGGTGCTAATACGGAATATTATAAAGCTAAGTTTGCTAAGATGAATGATAAACAATTCTATGATTTCTTTGATCAAGACTTTCCTTTAAAATTCCAATCCAAGGTATTTGAAAACGATCCAAAGATTGATCAAATAATGGATGCTTTACATTATATCAACGTACCAGTTGAAGAAAAAGTTAGTATGCCTTTCTTATATAGAAATAAGGATGGAGTTCCAGTTAAATCTCAAAATGTATTAGTTCTATATATGACTTTGAAGAGATTGAAACAAATGGTTCAAAAGAAAACTGGTTATTCTGTTAATATCTCTAAACGTGATTATAGAACTGGTTTGCTTATCGATACTGATAAGAATGGTAACTCTACAGATAGAGAATTTGAATCTATGGTAACATTAGACTTACCAGATACAATGAAAGAGCTTGCAACATATCGTGCAGATGCTATGAATGCTAAATCCAAGTTCTATAATCAAATCAATACAACAGGTATGGTTAGTCAGAAAGATGTTCCTGTAGAGAATGATGATTCTCTTGCAAGAAATCTTATCTCTTCCTACTTATTAGGTGCTCATATTAATTCTAACTTGGTTAATACTGAAGACTACTTACCTAGAACGCTTAAGAAACGTAATACAGAACAATCTGGTCTTAAGAGGGAAGGTTAATTTTCAGTATAAATATATACTATAATAATGAGATTAGATTATGACTAAATAGGATACAATAGAATAATCAATCTCATTCTAGGTTAGATTTAAAAGGAGGAATCAAAATGTGTAAAGAAAACGAAGAAAAAGTTTATTCTTTAACAGAACAAGGCGATTTCGGTTGTGGGGCAACTGAATTATCCAAAGAAGATGCTGATAAAGTTAAAGAACAACAAAAAGACAAACAATAAAATATCATTATTTTTAAGCAATGACTATAATACTCACTCATAGCATTCGTTGCTATGAGTGATTGTTTTGACTAAGAAAGGATGGTTGAATTTGTAATGGAATATAAAGAAATGAGACCACAAAAGACTAAGATAAGAAAAAAGAAAAAAGATAAGAAAGCAGCAGCAATAGTATTGGGATTCTTGCTATGCTTTGCAATTTCTATTATAGCTAACATTTATTGTGTTGCTAAGATTCGTTATTTAGAAACTCAAGTAGGAGAAGTATCTTTAAATGTAGATAAGAACTCAGAAACAACAAATGCTATATTGAATACTCTAAATGATATGAAGACAGAACAAAAAGAGTCTAATAAGAAACAGCAAGATAAATTAGACAAAATGCAATATTTAAGACAAGTATCTATTTCAAATTTAAAGTCTAGTGGTCTTAATGGAGATACAGACCTAGCAGCTAATAAGATTATTACAACAGATGATATGAATAAAATCATCGATAATTATGCCTCCCACGTTTCAGGCGGGACAAAATTTCAAGGGCATGGAGATATTTTCATAAAAGCATCTAGAGAATCTGGTTTAAATCCTATTTATATTTTTGCTCATGCAGCTATCGAATCTGGTTTTGGTAATAGTATCCTTGCCAATGACCGTCATAACTATTTCGGTATAAATGCTGTTGATGCAGATCCAAATCAAGCTCATTCTATGGGATCTACTATGGAAGATGGTATCATAAATGGAGCGAAGTGGATCAAATCTAACTATTATGACAAAGGGTACACTACATTAAATAGAATGAAAAGCGGCGGGTATGCTACTGATCCTAATTGGATTGCTAAAATTACTAGTGTCGCTAATAATTCAATTTCATACCTTTAATCCTAATTTAGTTATGGAGGTTAGCCAATGTTAAATGCTAAATTTATTGGTGTAGGTGCTGCTGGTAATAAAGCAGTAATTCGTTTATTAGAAGATGGTATCATTCAAGATAATTCTTGTTTACTTTTGAATAGTACTCTTGCAGATGTTCCAGAAAAGTATAAAGAATTTGCTATTGAATTCGGTGATACTAAAGGTTGTGGTAAAGAACGCGACCTTGCTAAAGATATGATTATGGATGCTTTGGCAGATCATACAGTTAATCTAGATGCATTGATGGATCCAGATGATCGTATGGTTATTATTGTATCCTCTTCTGAAGGTGGCACTGGTTGCGGTGCTTCTTCTGTTATTGCAAGATATATGAAAGAAGTAGTTGGTGCTAACGTACAATTATTCGTATTTACAGGTTTTGAAGATGACGTTCGTGGTCTTAAAAATACTGTAGATTGGTTCCATGATCTTTCTGAAGATTATATCGTTCAAGCTATTTCTAATAAATCTTTCTTAGAAGAAGCTGAGGGTAATCGTAAGAAAGCAGAAGAGTTAGCAAATAGAGAATTCTCTAAACGCATTTCTACTCTATTAGGTCAAAATATTATTGCATCTGAAAATAATATTGATGATACAGACCTTTACAAGATTGATACAACTCCAGGCTTTATGACTATCGAACACACTGTATTGAATAAGATTCGCAGTGTAGAAGACTTCAATAAAGCATTGGAAAATATGGTGTTAGATACTCATAGCTTAGATAATGAACGCTCTGCTAAACGTATTGGTATCATTATTAACTGTGGTGAAAAGACTCAAGGCTTTATCGATCAAACTTTTGATGTTCTTAAAAAGAAATATGGTACACCATATGAACTATTCTTACATATTCAAAACTATCATGATGAAGAATATGTAGATATCATCGTATCTGGTATGAAGATTCCATATGATGATATCAAGAATACTTATAATAAGTATAAGAAACAAATGGAATCTATTGATATGAATCAAGATAGATTCTTTAAACACAGTTTCGATACTTCTGCTGCTAATACTTTAGATATGAATTCTAAGGTTAAACGTTTTACAGAAACTGATACTAGAAAACTAGCAGCTTCTAGATCTAACTTCTTCAGCAAAATGGGTAAGAAAGCCGAACCTGCTGGGAAAGATAAAGAAGTTTCTGACGAATTATAATATCTATTTGGAGGACTAGAATGATAGATGAAGATAACTTCTATGCAATTAGTAATACTCTAGTAGATTCTGGTCCAACTATATTAGCGAAACGTCTGAGTAACCTTGATCGGTTACCAGACGAGTTCGCATATAGACTGGTGAAACAAGAGTATAAATCTTTTTTATCTTATATTGACAGATCTGAGGAGTTAAATTTTCTCAAATCTAATAGTAGATTTTTAACTTATCTAATCCAAGTATGTATGGAAGAAACTCTTAGTTATGAAGATCGCATTTATTGCAACAATATGATTTACAACATGTTTCCAGTAAACCAATATATTGCTAAGCTATATACTTTCTTAAGTACAGTTGTTAATAACAATATGACTCATAAGATTATCAATAACTGCGAATTTAATCAAGTATCATCTTCATATATTGCAGTAGCTAGAAAATCTTCTTTCAGACAAGATGAAAATATTATTAGATTAAATTCAGCTATTATTTGTATAGGATTGGATCCTTCTAATAATATTTCTGTAGATAAGATCATTAAATTATTTAGCACTATCTATACTAATATAAGAGACTTAACAGAGTTATTCTTGAATATTCTTAAAGATAATTATGTTTATCAATCAGATGATGATTGGATCACTCCAGAAGTAATCTATATCTCTAATTGTATAAATAGAGCAATTCTTACTATTATAGAATCTCAACCAGAACCTATTATAGAGGAAATGATGCTAAGAGCATACAATATGATTAGTATTGAATCATTAGATCATACAGATCTAAGATTTAGCTTAAAGGATATTGATAAAACAATGTATCCTAAGATTATATCTGTCTTAAACAACTTAACTAAAAAAGAAATATACTTTAATTTCTAATAGCAAGGGTTTAATTACCCTTGCTATTTTCTTTTGTAGAAACTTATAGAGTTTGAGACACAATATTATATTCGCAAATATTGTGAATTTATAGAGGAAATTAAGCAAGAAATGTAAGGAGGAAAACGAAATGGCTGAAACAAACAGCATCTTAGAGCAAATGTTTAGAGACAAAGTATCTAAGATGGATTACAGTATGAGCCAAGAAGCTAAAGAAGATACAGGGTATCCTACTGGATTTTTAAACTTTGATTATCTCAATGGCTTCATTAACGATCAAAAAACATCTGGTGGTGAAATGAAACAATACTTCGTATTGGGTATCACAGATGGTTCTTATAACGTATTAATTGGTAATACAGGTTGTGGTAAATCTACACTTGTAACACAAATTGCTGCTAATATTGCTAGACAATTTAAAACTACTACTATCTTTGAAGATAATATCGAAGGTGGTATGACTACTGCTCGTCGTAGATCCTTGTCTGGATTCTCTTTGGAAGAATACAATAAAAGATATATCGTTCGTAATACAGGGGTTACAGCAGAAAACTTTTATGAACGTATCAAAATGATCCATGACTTAAAAGTCGGAAATCCTGAGAAATTTTTATATGATACTAAGAGAAATGATGTGTATGGCAATCCTATTATGAAATTAGAGCCTACCATCTATATCCTAGACTCTATCCCAATGCTAATGCCTAAAGAATATGCAGATGATGATGAATTAGCTGGTAAATCCTCTGGTGCTGCTACAGCTCAAATTCTAACTCGTATCTTTAGACAAATCATTCCACTTCTCAAAGAAGCTAATATCATTCTATTCGGTATTAATCATATCTTAGAAGAAGTTCAAATGACAATGTTCCCTAAAGCCAACCCTGTTCCTTATTTGAAACAAGGTGAACGCTTACCAAGAGGTAGATCCGCTACATATGTAGCTAATAATATCATTCGTTTAGATTCTAAAACTAAACTAAAAGCTGATGAAGGGTATAAAGTAGAGGGTTCTATTGTAGAAATCTCTTTGGTTAAATCTCGTTCTTCTGGTAAAAAGCTTGGAGCTAGATTAGTATATGATTTTGCTAATGGATTTGATCCATGGTTGTCTTTATTAGAAGACTTAAAAGCAAACAAACTCATCTATGGTGGTGGGGCATCATTATCATTTGATATAGATAAGGTTCATAAATTCTCTTATGGTACTTTTAGAGAAAAAGTCTTATCTGATCCTGAATTCAGAGGAGCTTTCTTAGGGGTAGTTCTTGATCGATTGAAAAAGATTCCACAACCTATTCAATTAGCGGAAGAATCACACACTGATGAATTGTTATCTTCGGATGCTCTCTACGAAGTCTAAACAATTTATCGGCTATATACTATAATTATGAGGCTATTCTCTCTCTAGCCTCATAATTGTTTTCTTTAATTATAGGAGTGGAAGAAAAATGAAGAATGTTAGTATTGAATGCGAGTTCATAACCATCGAGGAATTAAGGGAAAAATGTGAGAACGGTTTAAAAGACAAATTAACTAGTTCTGAATTGGAAAAAATGAATAACTACAAAACAGCCACATGTTTATGCATTCCATTAGAAGATGAATGCTCAGATTATTCAGACGACGATTCAGTGGATGATAAGCTGAAACTTTTGATTGTCTCAGGGTCTAAAGACAATACAACTTTCCAATCAATCTCGAATGGGTTACGGGGGACGAAAACAATTATTTCTAATATCTATCCTGATAGTGAAGCTACTCTCCTTCATATCATGGTAAACTATTCTTACCTATTCGATTATATCGAATCTATCTCTAAGGAAGATATTAAGATTATGATTGGTCTCTTATATGACAACTATAACACTCGCTTGGTATTAATCTAAAATTAAAGAAACTTAGGGGATTTTCATATGAAAACAACTAACACAACCTTGAGTCTTGCAAAAGACATTGAAGCAATTGAAAAGCGATTGCCGAACCACGAGTACACTCTTTGTAAAGGTCTTAAACAACCTTTCAACAATACTAACTCTGGTTCAAGAAAAATCATGCAAGGTATTCAAATGGAGCAAATTGCTCAGTTGTTAGAACCAGAAGTGCCTATTGTATCTACTGGATATGAAAACCAATTTGGTGAACTCAGCTCTAATTTTATTAGGGCTGAGCATAACTATAAGGTTATTGCCAAGATATCTAAATTTAGCAATGATCCTAATAGACGCTATTGGTTAATTCTATACAACAAAACTCTAAATGAATTAACTTGTATTGAACGTATTGATTACAAACACATTACAGAATTCTATGGTTACATTTACAACAACGATTATTTAGATAGCCTCACTCCTGGCAAAACCATTCACAAAGGCGATGTGATGAAGAAAACAATATCTTATGATGAGTATAATAATCGTGCCGAAGGTGTAAACTTATCCACAATGTATGTGGCTTGTGAGTACGTTAAAGAAGATCCTATCGTTATCAGTGAATCTGCATCTAAACGCTTTATCACGCCATTAATAGATAAAGTAGAAGTAAAGATTAATGATAATGATATTCTTCTAAATCTCTATGGTAGAGACAAAGAATACAAAACATTCCCAGACATCGATGAAGATGTAAAGAATAATATTCTTTGCGCTGTTCGTAGAGAGCTTAAAGATGAAGAAGCTTTATTTACTCAATCTTGGGAAAGATTGAAAACTACTATGATGAATGATAAAGAATACATCGTAGAAGGTAAAGTTATCGACATCGATGTCTACTGTAACAATCCTGAGAAACTAGAAAACTCTCTTTATAATAATCAAATCAAAAGATATTATGATGAGACAATCAGATTCTCTAAAGAGTTTGTTGCTGCTGTAAATCCTTTGATCTATGATCAAACTACTGGAGAAAGAAAAGATATTAATATATCTTACGATCTTCAAAAGATGTTGTACAACTGTGATGCAGTAGTACATGGAAAACAATACATCAGTGAAAAGGTTTTCAACAATATCACTATGGTTGTTTATATTCAACAAAATAAACCTCTTCACAGTGGTGATAAGATTACAGACAGATATGGTGGTAAAGGTGTTATTTCTAAAGTAATGCCTGACTCTATGATGCCACATTATTTAAGAAATGGCAAATGGGTACCAGTAGATGTATTATACTCTATGAATACTTGTATTAACCGCTTGAATGATGGTCAGTTATTTGAAACTTCTGTAACTTATATTGGTTGGCAATTATTAGAATATATCGGTGCTCAGATGGATGCGAATGCTATGAATTATGATCAAGCATTTGCATTGATCCACCGATATATAGAATTGCTAAATCCAGAGCAAGCATATTTTTTAGCCGAACAGTTCCAATTCAGTTATGATAAGAATGATATGGATTTTGAAGATAATGAATATAAGAGGAATCTCTTTATTCAACAAATGCTTCATGAAGGAAAGATCTTGCTATCTCTAAAACCTATTTCTACAGGAATGAGTATTGATCTTTTGACACAAATCTACAATGCATTCCCATTCATTAATAAACATTGTAATGTATGTGCTCCTGTAAAAGATTCTAATGGTAAATACAGAATGGTTCTTACTAGAAGAAAACTTGTTATTGGATTTAAATATATTTCTAGATTAAAACAATTAGCAGAAGAGAAGTTCTCTGTAGTATCTTTAGCTTCTACTAATATTAGAAATGAAAACTCTAAATCTAGAATGAGTAAAGTCCATAATGCTAAGTTTGCTTCTACTCCAGTAAGAATCTTTGGTGAAATGGAATCTTCTACTATTACAGCACATCTTGGTGTAGAGAAGTTCTATCAAGAATTTATGCTTAATTCTTCAAGTCCTAAAGCAAGACGTTCCCATAAGAAACTTCTTACAGGAAATCCATTTGACTTTGATATTGAGTTAGATGAAGATGCAGAATCCCAATCTGCTCAAATTCTACATGCTTATCTTAAAGAGCTTGGTGGTAGATTTAGATTTATCAAATTATTCAAACACATTCGTCATCCTATGTTGAGGAATGTAGTTGATATCTTACCAAGAAAACCTAAGTTTGTAGTAGATGTTCTTGATGAGGATACTAGAACTAAATATAAATCTGCAGAAGATTATAGAAAGAGAGTTCTTAATAAACAAAAACCTGAATCAAGAGAAACAAAAGAAGTCATCAGGATCATTCCTGGTCTCTATGAAGAAAATGTTCGTAATAGAGAATATGATGAAAAGCTTAGAAGACTTGGTTTAAAAGACTAAATAACAATATACAATAATAATGTAGTAGAGATTAAGTTCTCTACTACATTTTATTTTGAAAGAAAGGAGGAATGTATATGAATTCAGATTTAGTAAATATTTATAATCAAATACTTACTGGAAATCCTATTGTTCTAGATAATATAAGACAAATCATGATAGATAAATCCATTGAATGTATAAATAAACAAAAGATAGAGCAATCTGATTATGATGATATCATGCTTATCATTCAAATATCTAATGCTTTATATAATAATGGAGCTAATATCACATTACCATTAGATGATCCTATTTATGATGCATTAATAGTACTTTGCAAAGTACAAGGACTTCAATATCCTGTAGGAGCTCCTCCTATAGTATTTAATGTAGAACCAGTTGCTAAACAGAATTATGATCTTTTAGAAACTGGAGATAAAGGCCCTAAAGAAGTAGTAAGGGTTATACCAAATAAAGATAAGATGATGTATTTCCACCCTCTTACTAGAAACTATACTCTTCCAATAGAAGAAGACTTTATAGTTCATCATGACAATACTTTGGTTAAAAAGAAGTCTAGAAATGTTTCTAGTAACTACAATATGTGTGGCACTCTTGATAAATGTAAATATACTCTTAAAGCTGATGCATTGACTGATGGGGTTTTAGATGATAGAACCGTTCAAATATTTGAAAGAGATTTCCTAGGAGCTCATGTAGAACAAGGAATTATCAATCCCGGTCATATTAAACTTATAGCATCTCTTAAATATGATGGTGTATCTGTAGAAGAAGAGGTTGCTGGTCATAAGATAACATTTGCATGTACTAGAGGAGATACTTCTAATAATGAAGCATCTGATCTAACTCCAATTTTAGGAGGAATGGAATTTCCTAGAGCCAAAGGCATAGTAGATGAATCAGAAGTATTCGGTATTAAATTTGAATATATCGTTACAGAGAATAATCTAAAACGCATTGCTCAAGACTTTGGAAAAACATATGCAAATCCTAGAAATGGTGTAATAGGTTTATTAGGTGGACTAGATGCTAGAATGTATAGAGACTATCTAACTCCTATTCCATTAGAATCTTCTTTGAATATAGATAGATTGGCTGAATTGGATTTCTTAAATAAATACTATACCAAGAATATCTCTATGCGTCATGAAGTAATCGAAGGAGACTATACCCAAGTATTATTCATGGTTAGTCAATTTGTAAAGAATGCAAATGAACTAAGAGATTATATGGGTTTCCAATACGATGGTGTAGTTATAGAATATGCAGATGAATCTATTCGACAAAGATTAGGAAAAAGAGGAGCAGTTCCTAGATATGCAATAGCTATTAAATTTAATCCATTAAGAAGAGTATCGACATTTACTCATTATACCTATTCCGTAGGTCAAGATGGTAGAGTAGTTCCAATGGCTCACTTTAGACCAGTGGAATTCTTTGGTGCGATTCATGATAAGACTACAGCTCATTCATTAAAGAGATTCTTAGATCTTGGATTAAGATGTGGGGATAAAGTAAATCTTACTTTAGTAAATGATGTGATTGTATATATTACAAAAGCAGATGATAGAGCAAATGATACTAATCCTAATCCATTAGAGGAATTTCCAACGAAGTGTCCTTGTTGTGGATCAGATCTTATAATTACAGATTCTGGTAATAGTGCTATTTGTCCTAACTTCTTCTGTCCTGAAAAGGTTATAGGAAGATTAACTAATCTATTTAAGAAACTCAATATAAAAGACTTCTCAAGTGAATCTATTAGGGCTTTAGGAGTTAAATGGTTAAGAGAATTATATCAACTTCCTAAAGAAGTAGTTATAGAAAAACTTGGAGAAGCTAATGGTATTAAATTCTTACAAAGATTAGAAGATATGAGAACAACCAAGTTCCCAGATTACAGAATCTTAGGATCTATTGGATTTACTTCTATAGCATCTGAAACTTGGAAGATTATATTGAAGAATGTAACTTTGGAAGAGTTATTGTTAAATACTGATAAAGTTTTAAACAATATATCTGCTGCTAAAGGTATTGGTACTAAAACAGTAGAAACTATTAGGAATGAAATAGAATTATTCCGACCAGATATAGAGTTTATCTTCAACAACTTCAATATCGAACGTACTGTTGTTGGTGAAGAAGATAATAAAGCACAAGTAAGATTCTCTGGATTAAGAGATCATGGTTTAGCTAATAGATTCAACGAAGCTGGTTTTGATGCTAGAGAAGATGCTGGTGTAACTGGAGCTACTGCTATATTGGTAGTACCGTATATTGGATTTGAATCTGGTAATGTAACTAAAGCATTTAAAGCTAAAGAAAAGAACTATAAGAAATCTTCTGGTCTTACTATTGAAGGCGGTATTAATTATACAAATCTTCAAAGCTTTAAGAATTACTATCCATTTATTATGACACCTGATGAAGCAGATCAGTTTCTTAAGGTTAATTATGGAAAGTAATTAAAATTGATATAGTGTATGACTAATTCGTAACCTTTAAATTGGTTATACACTATAATTCTGATATCATCCCGACGGGGTTGATTATATAAAAGATCTTTTATTATAATTTTTAGGAGGACTCTTAAATGAAGAACTATCTTGAATCCAGCATCCCAATGCAAATTATGAAAACTTTCACTTCCCGTGATTATGGTTGGAATGACTTCGTATCTGAAGCTTGTATCAAAACATTGTTTGAAGGTGCTGCTATCTTCTTAGGTAAAAACAAATCTAAAGATACTCCAGTAGCTTTGGTATTCAAAGATGCTAATGACAAATTCCATTTTGCAGCATACGTTCAATTCCATAAACAAGAAGAAGAAGGTGCTGATGAAGGTTCTTGGACTTTGAACTATACTTTCAATGAAGAAGATATTGATGCTAAATGGAAAGTATACACATTCCCAGAATCTCAAGCAGCTTATGCAGTAATTGCTGATCATGGTCATGATGAATATGGTTTGGTATTCAAATTCATGCCTAAAGATGACAATGGTAATATCTGTGAAGGCTCTGCTCAAGAATTGTTCTGCACAATCTTAGATGTAATCTTTGATTATATGCGTTCCAACGTATCCATCGATCCTGTATTGGAATTCACTAACTTATTCACTATGACTGGTGAAATTGCTGGTAACAATGCATATATCGGTATTGAACCATCTGAACACTTGAAACAACATGTAAAAGATGACTCTGGTGTTGCTTCTAACCAAGAACTTCCTGAACGTGCTTAATTCAAATAAATAATATTTGAGAAGAAGAAAAGAAGGAGATTTATTATGAAAGTAACTCATACAGTTCTTCATTTAGAAACAGAACAAGAAAAACAAATGCTAATCAAAGCTGTTGCTAGAGAAATAGTTGATAAAGCAGCTGTTGCATCTGTTGATGATGGTTATGAAGCTGAGTCGAATCAAATTCCTCAATTCGTACAACCTACTCCTGTTGTAATTTCTGAAGCTGAATTAGAAGATATTGAGCATATTGAGCCAGAAGTTTGTACTTGTGATCATTACGATGATGATCAAGAAGAGGAGACTCAAGGACCTATTAGAACTCTTACTTCTTACCTATTCAAACACAAAGACAGTGATAGAGTAACTCCTGTATATGTATCTAGAGTTGAAGAGCCTGTCGACGAAGATGTTAGAGAAGCCAAAAAAGAAGCAGCTTTAAAATTATTCAAGTTGCTTGCTCAAACTCCAGGTAGAGAAGAAGATAGAAGAATTTCTAGTAAAGATATGATACCTCTAATTATAGCTAATAGAATGACTCAATCAACCCTACCAGAAGAAGAAGATACTATTCATACCTTTACTTCTAACAAAGGTCATAGAATCGATATCCCAGAATCTTTAGTTCAATATATTAAGAACGAACATTAATAAATCTACAGAAGATGGTTGAGAGGAATTATCCTCTCAACCTATATCTGTCTATTAAGTTTTTAATATAATTTTTTCAGATGGGATGTTAGTACTATGAAAAAAATGAAGATAGGTAAAAGAATCTTAGACGTAATGGATCAAGATGATTTTATAAGAAGATCTATTTTGAATCCACAAATCTCTAAAGATCTTGCAGAAGATACGGCTGTTGTATCTGGGAATACAGTATATCCTGTAAATACTAAATTTACTAGAGATATGGTTAATGTTTATGATGCTGGTCCTGTTTTAGTATATTCTAATCCAGAAGATGTTAATCATGAAGAATATGATGCTAAGAATATCATCGATTTCGAGAATGTAGAAAATCTTAGAGATGCTATAGAAAAGCAAGCTAAATTAGAACAACAAGAACGTACTATTTTGATCTCTGCAAACAATATTTATACTCCTATTGTTAAAGAAGAAGATACTCCAGAAATGGCTTTGTTTAAACAAGCTATTGCTAAGAAGTCTATAGACATCGAAAACTACAAACCTAGATTTGGTTCTGATTATTCTAATGACCTTCGTGGTTTAGCTGGTCATAGTATTACTTTCTTCAAGTTAAAAAGGTTCTGCGATATCTTTGATATCAGAGCTTCTGTTACATTTGAAGATAAGAAGAATGCTCCTAATCCTATTGGAGAAAAACTCACAACCTGTATAAATGATACCATTGATTAACAGGAGGAGAAGATGAATCAAAGAGAATTTATCTATAATTATGCAAATAAATATAGAGAAAAATTCAATACAGAATTGTTTGGTAGATCAGATGATCTAATCATCTACTACTTGCAAAATATAATCAAATCTACTGAACGTGAGATGGGTGTTAATGGTTATTTCACTATTAAGGTTCATAACTTCACTGTTGTAGATGATTATAAACAAATTATTGATATCTTACAACAATACCAAGCAAATGCTATTAGCAAATCTTCTAAGATGAAAGCTTCTACAGACAATCGTTATGATTTCATAGATTTAAAAGAGTCTGACTTAAGACTATTGATTGTAACTTACTATATTGAAGCAGCTGATGGCAGAGAAATGTTTGATATTATCATTGCAGTTCCTAAAGTAATAGAAAAGTTCTACTTTAAGATCAATGGTAATGTAAGATCTGCAATGTATCAAATCGTTGATGCATTTACATATAACAATAGAACATCAAACCATAAATATGATATGGTTACAGTCAAATCAGCATTCCAACCAATTCGTGTATACAGACACATGAATGAATTGAGTGATGTAAGAGAGAACAAAGTATATGCTGTAACTTATGATGCAGATATCTTCAAGAAATCTGTTCCTATGGTGAAATATATCTTTGCTGAGATGGGATTGATTAGAGGACTTCAATTCTTAGGATTAGATCAATTTGTTAGAATTACAGATACTGATCCAGATGATCCTAACTGGTATACATTCTTACCTAAGAAGACTAGTCAAATATTTGTAAGTTGTCCTAAATCTATATTACATAACAATCCAGCACTACAACATGTAATGGTAGAATTATGTAATGAATTCCCAAGAAAGTTTGCCACTATTCCATTTATTTTCTCAAGAGAATTCTGGTTAGATTCTTTGGGAAGAAAGTTTAATTTGAGCACTCCTAGAAATAAGGGTATCTCGGTATTGACTTCTCTTAAATTAATCTATGATAGAACTACTGTAGAAAAGATCAGACTTCCAGAAGAGGATAAGAATACTATCTTTGCTATTTTAAGATGGGTAATGTATGAATACAATTCTCTATTAGCAAAAGATAATCTAGATATTTCTATTAAGAGACTGAGATGTGAAGAATATATTGCATCTTTATATGCTCCAAGATTATCTAAAGCAATCTATGCTTTATCTGATATGGGTGAAAAAGTAGATATCAAATCTGTTAAGAAACGTCTTAATACAGACCCAATGTTCTTGATTAATGAGATTACAAATTGTAACCTTGTTAACTTTAGAGATATCACTACAGATAATGATTCATATCTTGCTTTGAAGTATACCTATAAAGGACCTCAAGGTATTGGTGAGTCTGGTAATAATGCAATTCCAGATGTATATAGATATTGCCATACTTCTAATATAGGTATAGTAGACATGTCTGCATCATCTCCTACAGATCCTGGTGCTACTTCAATGATTGTACCATTGATTCATATGCAACCTAATGGATACTTTAGAGAAGACCCTAAATCTAAGGAACCTAATACTTGGAGAAAGGGATTGGAAAAACAATATAAAGAATTCAAAAAGGAAAATCCATTAAAAGAAGTTGTAGAATTCAACAAGAAAATTTTCCAAGAACCAGATTATTCAGTTCCAGAATTACAACTTAAGGATTTCCATAAATAATATATTTCGAGGATAGCGCTAGTCGTTATCCTCGATATTTTTTTACTAATAAAAATGACACTATGAGTAAGCACTAAAATAAGGAGGATAAGAAAATGCTTCTTACAAAATCTGATATACCTTCAATTAGTCCAGTTTCTGCTAGACCAATTCCAGCTCCAAATAGAATTCCTATTGAAGAAACAGAAAATGTAATTGTAGATAAAATTACTATTTTCTTAGGAGGAACATGCAATGGGTCTAATTGGAGAGATAAACTTATCCCTATGCTAAGCAGTAAATTCGAACCATTCAATCCAGTTGTAGATGACTGGAATGAGGAAGCTCAACAAAAAGAGATATATCATAGAAACAATGATGATTTTGTTTTATATTGTATTACCCCTATGATGACTGGTTTTTATTCTATTGCTGAAATGATTGATGATATGAATAAACGTCCTCTTAAGACAATCGTATGCTTCTTATATGAGGATGGAAATGGTAGACATGAATTTACTATTCCACAAATAAAATCAGTAGATGCCGTTTTAAAAATGCTTAAAGATAATCATATTCCAGCATTTACATCTTTAGAAGATTTGGCAAATTATTTAAATATTATTGTAACTGAAGGGAGGACTAATTATAATGGCTGATGAAAGTTATTATATGAGATATTGGGTTTATTCTAGAGCTCAATTAGAACAACAGATGAAAATTCATAATGTAAGAAATGTATCTGATCTTAGATTGAAAAAGATTGTAGTAAATGGAGTTGCTAAACCATTTACTTGTGAATTGAAATCTATGAAAGATTCTAAGTTCTCTGATTCAATTTTAGTTGCTAAAGGTGACAAACGTATAATGCAGATTATACAATAAATAGAATTGGAGAAATGATAATATGAAAGAAGTAGTAACAACTAATGAGTTTGGAATATGCCCTAGATGTGGTAGAAATTTAGTAATGCTTCAATCAGAATACCGCTTATATGGGCTAACTGAGATAGGTACTTATCCTAATAAGCTTCTTAAATCACAAGAGGATATACAGTATGCTTGTCCTTGTGGATATCGCTCTGTAAGGAAGAGAACCATGGATGGGATATATCCATCTAATTATTATAAGATTACAGAAGAAGAAGAGAGAATGGCTAAGGGTAAAGATGACATTAAGATACTCGGATATATTGACGAGGATTAGTGTTATTTTTATGAAAGGAATATTATGGTAAAATTTTTAATCTTCTTGCCATTACAACTCCTTAGTATGATCTTGTGTTATCTTACAAATTGGATTGTAGTCTTATTTGCAGATGAAGATGGCGAACTAAAAGGTTTATGGCATCTATGGCAAACTTGGGATGATAGTGTTGATAATAAATACTTCGTCCTAAATCAAATTCCTAAAATCTTTAGATATGACTTTGATAAGTATAATAAAGAATACAAGGGTGGAGAAGATAAGTATGGTAGAAGAAGATATTATGTGAAGAATCTTAAACCATTGCCACTTAAAGATCGTATCAAAAGATATTTCTGCCGTGTAGGTTGGTTAAATAGAAACTGTGGATATGGATTCGCATTCTATTTATTAGGTACTTGGGTAGATAATAGAAAGATGATTTACAATGACTCTACTAAGTATAAAGAATACAGTGGCCATGAAAAGGGATGGAGATGGTTATTTGATAAACCATTTGTATGGAAATCAGACAGACCTATTACCAAACATCTTCAGTTAAATTGTTTCATTGGATGGAAAGCTTCTAGAGAAATCAAAGGAAGACATAGAGCAATGATTGCAAATCGAATTGCTGTAAGAATCAGAAAGAACAAATAGCCGTACAGTTATATACTATAATAGTGAGTAGATCATAGCGATCTACTCACATTCTTTTGTTTAAATAAAGGAGATTTATTATGAAAAAAATAATTGATGGAACGACTTTAATAGAGTCAGTGAATGCTATGCAGACACATGCAATAGGCTGTATGATTTCTGCGATTATACGTTCTGTAACTGATAAAGAGCATGTAAATCCAGAATTGAAAAATGTAATTTCCGAAATGGGAGAATTTACAGATGATCTTTTTAAATATATTGTAGAATTAAGTAATAGATTTGATGAATCATTTTCAGATCCTGAAAAAGGAACTGTTATTATGAAAGAATCTATTTCTCAATTTGTATTTTTAGAAGATAAGGGATTTAGATTGGGGAGAAGTGAGAATGGTGATAGATTCTTATTAATTCCATTATGGCTATTATACTTTTTACCAGATCATTACAATCTACTAAAATTTAGTGTAACTTTTACTTATAATACTTATAGTATGATTATTGATAAAAATAAACATGGAATAATTATTGATTCTTATGAAGATATTGAAAGAAAAGATATAGATATTGAATCATTCTATGTAGCACTTCCAAATTATGGTATATTCTTAGGTAAAGCTCAAAAGGAGATATAATTATGCATCAATCTATTAAATCAACAGATCCATTTTCTTTTGCAAATATATTTGTAACAGAATTGAACCGTATCAATTCTATAAACAATATTCAAAAACATTCTGCTATTAGAGAATCTATTCTTACTATCATAGAATCAAAATTTGGTAATAAGATTATTAATAGAGAAGAATGTCTTATGAGACAAGATAAATTAGATTACAATGAGTTTAATTTCAAGAACTCTAAAGATGAATTCAATCAGCTTAATGTAGAAGCTACAAGATATTATTTCGTATCTGGAATAGAGTTCGAAAGAGAACATTTGGTATATAACCCATTTATATCTTTCTCAGATTATTCTCCAGCAGATAATACAGTTATTGTATTAGAAGATGAATTCAATAGACTTGTTAAGCATTTAGCTATAGCTTTTGATAAAGATGGAAAACCTTTAAGAGTTAAATTTAAAGAACTCCCCTATATTAAACAGCTTAGTGAGTTCTGGAGAAATACGACTCCTATGTTTGCAATAATTGAGGATTTCTATAGAGATAATAAGAATCAGATCCATATGGATCATCTCATTAAATCTGCTGCATTGTTTAAATATATAGAATATATTTATAATGGAGCTATTGATTTAGATGATATTCTTTTACCACTATTATTTACTATGGAATGTACTTATATACCATTTATGACTGAGTATGTATCATATGAAGATTGCGAAGATAAAGAATGGGCATCTAAGCTTAAATCAGATGAGGAGATTCCAGAAGATAAAGAATGTGATAATTATTTCTATAGAAATAATATGGAAAAAGAGACTCCAACTTTGAAGAAGAGTGAAGTCAAACATATTAAAAACATGGCAAAGAGTATTAAAGATATCATGAACTTTACTTCTGATGCTAATACTAATAATTGGAATAACAATATCCCTAATATTGTTAAAATTGCAGCTATCGTTAAGAACTTCGAAAACGAATGGCTCAAAGAAGACAAAGAGGTAGAGGCTTAATGCCTCTATCTTTTTTATTCATTAGGAAGGCTAAGACTTCTAATTAACCATGTTTGAAAGGAAAAGATACTTTATGAGTTTTTATGATATCACATCTAATGTGTTAATATATAATGCTGTATTTTCTATGATAGCATCTATATTCATAGTATTATTATATAAATTTAAAGGTACTAGAATAAAGAATAGTTTATATAAGATGGTAGCTTTGGCATTTATATTATTTATGGTATTAACCTTCTTCTATCTATTTATGATGGGATTCTTATATATTATCTCTAATCTATTTTTATTCTAAAAGAGAAGGTGATGATATTGTCTGTTACTGGTCAGAATGCAGACACGTTTTTACTGACACCGAATGTCCTTAATTCTTCTAGTCCTAGTGGAAATCCCATATATACATCCGATGTTATAGGTTGGACATGTCTTTTGCTAATATGCTATGCTTTAATAAAAATTAGTTTATATCTATACAGGTTTGTATATTATTCCGAAGAAAGTGATAAATTCTTGAAAGGTATAATAATAAGTATTTTTATTACTACCTTTGCAGCTATAGTATTTTTATTAAAATTAACAATTGGGTTTCTAGAATAGGAGTGTATATATGAGACTATTACGTCTTAGGTTGGAAAACTATATAGGTATATATAATGGTATGGGATTGAATCATATAGAAATAGATTTTTCTAAATGTATTCATAAAGTACTAATAATAAAAGGAGATAATGGTACTGGTAAGTCTACCATATTTAAAGCCTTAACACCATTGGCTGATTCTTCTATAAACTTTATACCTGACAAAACAGCTATTAAAGAAATAGCTTATGAAACAGATTTTCAAACGATATTAAATATAAAGTATGAGTCTGTTGTAAAAGATGGTATTCGCCGTCCAACTAAATGCTATCTTAACAGACTAAACCCTGATGGGAGTATTGAGAATTTAAATCCGTCTAATAATATAACTACTGCCAAAGAAGTTATATATGATATATTAGGGATAGATGATAACTTTATTACATTATCTCAATTATCAGCAAATAAAAAGGGTTTAGGTGGGTTAAAACCATCTGAGAGAAAGAGATATGTAAATTCTATTATATCATCTCTAGCAGTATTTAATAATATTCATAAGATGATTAGTACCAAATCTACAGTACTTAAATCTATTATAGATTCTTATGTAACTAAACTAAATCAAATTGGAAACGTTGCTATAGTAGAAAATGCTATCAAGAAAGATACATTAGCTCTTAAAGAATTAGATAATAAGAAGAATGGTCTTATTAGTGAAATAGCAACTATAAAGGCAGAGTTAGCTAGATTAGATACTAGTGGGAACTTCCTTAATGATTATAAAGATCTCTCAATGAGGAAGATAATCTTAGAGAAAGAAATAAGAGAACTTCCAGATATAGAAGAATATTCGGAAGAGAAACTAATTCAATATGAGAAAGATATGGCTAGATATGAGGCTAATGAAGAAATGCTTTCTTCAAGAGCTAAAGAGATTCTAGATAATGAATTAGCACTTTCTAATAATATTACAGAGCTACAGATTAAACTAGATTCTTTATATGATAAAGATCACATGGATGATCTTAATTCTAAGATAGAATCTACTAAGAAAGAATTAGAATCTTATAAACCATTCTTTTCTTTATTTGAAACTTATAAAAATATTTCTGAGCAAGATTATGAAACAGTAAAACTTGTAATAGAAAAATTCAATTCTACAGTAGAGACTATATTTCAAACTTATTCCGAAACAGTAAGAAAAGAATCTATGAATTCTTTAAGAACTGGTAAGAATGAAGTTATTTTAGATCATACTGAAATACTATCAGGATTGGAAAAGCAATTAGAGGATCTCAGAACAGAAAAACGTGATATAGAATTCTTAAACAATAGATCCAAGGACTATAACAAAATACCAGATGATTGTAATCATAAATCTGATTGTCCTTTTATTAAAGATATAGTAGAAGCCAAAAATCTTCTTAAAAGTAGACAGTCTTTATATTCTTTATCTACTAAGATAAATTCTACATTAGATGCTATTGAATCTGCAAAGAATTTAGCAGAAGAGAATATGATGAAGACTCAATGTCTTTATGAAATGAAATCTATATTAGAATATATTCAGTCAATGTCTAAGATCATTAGAAAATTCCCTGGAACTGAATCTTTGGATTCTATCAATACCTTATATCATAATATAGAGTATGGGATAAGATTGAATTTCGAATCTGTAGATAAATATCAAGAATTTAAAAATATCTCTACTATTGTATCTGCATTAGAAGATGATCTTCATTCTTATGAAAGTGCTAAAGAAAAATTAATTTCTGCAAATGCTGAAATAAGAATTTTACAAGAAAAAATAGATACTGATTTAAAGAATTTATCTACTATCCGTGATTCTAAAGTAAGCGTACTCGCTGAAATTGAGAAGATTAGAAATGCTAAATTCGAGATCAAATCTATTTTAGACAGTATCAGATATGCTAAGATAAATAAAGAGAAATTTGAGAAAGTTTCTGAAGAATTACAAGCTATAACTTCTAAGATAGATTCTATGGAAAAAGATACTGTAGCTATTAAAGAATTGACTGATAGACTAAATAGAAGAGGTGCTGAATTATCTGCTTTGCAAAATACAGATCTTCCAGCATTAACCAAAGCTATCGAAGAGAATAAGTATCGTATTGTATTATTTGAACAATATACAAGAGACTCACAAGAATATGGAGCTAAGTATAATGAGATTCAGATGATCAAGAAGTACACTTCTATTCATGGTATTCAAACAGTATACATGTCTGTGTTTATGAATAGTATACTTAATATGACTAATGCTTTACTAACACTATTATTTAGAGGAAGATTCACTTTACAACCTTTCATAATCAATGAGAATGAATTTAATATTCCATGTGCTGATAGTGAAGGTAGAGTAAGGGAAGATATCTCATTAATGAGTGATAGCCAATTGTCTATGATCTCTATGCTTATATCTTTCGTACTTTTAAGAAACTCTTCTAATAAATATAATATCATCAAACTAGATGAAGTTGATGATAATTTAGATAATATGAATCGTATCCAATTCTCTATTCTTATAGAACAAATTATGATTGATTTAGGATTTGATCAATGTCTTATTATCTCTCATAATAATGAATTAGACCTATCCAATACTGATATAGTAATTTTAAAAATGGAATCTCAAGAGATGATTGATTCTTTATATAATTCTGGCGGGAATATTGTGTTCTCCTATAATGAGTATAAAAGATAGAGACTTCTCAAACTCTATCTCTATCTTTTATATATTCGGGGTATTAAAATGATTACAAATAAAAACTCTCAACCTGAAGAGATTGATGAATTAGAGATCATCGAATCTATAGAAAAAATAAATCAAGTAGAATTCAAAATGAATTCTTTCGAAAGAAAATTAGATGAATTTGAAAAAGTAATAAATGGATTCAGTTCTTCTACCAATAATGCTGTTAATATTTTTAAACAGTCTGACTCTCTCACTAATAATGAATTACTTAAGATAAAAAATATCACTGATGAATTGGAAGAAAATATGCAAAAATTAGATTCCGATTATTCTAATTTAAAATATTTTGCTATATTCTCTGGCATCATAGGTACTATGTTTATGATAATATCGGTTGTTCTAATATTCCATATAATAAATAATAGCTGATATAGAGGTATGAAAGAATGGGATTATTTACTAATGAAGATATTGATAATTTAGAGAAAGAAGAAATCATCGATCAGTCAAAAATAAAAAATGCAGAAAGTATTGAAACTTTCTTTAAAGAAATAAATACTGGATTTGGTGGATACAAAGCAAAATATATAGACGTTTTGTACTTTGTTGATCCTCCAACATATAGAAGAATAGCCAGAAATTTCAATGGTGATTATAATATGACTGAAGAGTCATCTCCAAAGACTGTTGAAGAGTATTCTAAAGCTAGTCATATACCAGATAACCTTATATTTGATAATGCTTTTAGATTTATTAATGCTCACATAAAACAAGAAGATGTTCCATGCTTTATTCCTAGAATATATTGTGTTCCATATGATAAAGATTATTTCGCCAAAGAAGATCCTATTGGAATTCTATATGAACCGACTAGATTTACTGAAGTAATAAGAATAGACCCTCTTAGCAATCATGATGTTGATAATGTATATAAAATAGAGACTAAGAAAGTTAGAAATTCTGAATATGTGGAATATATAAGGTATATTAGGGATTCTGTAGCAGATACTAATCTTGCAGGATTTGATACTGTTGAAATAAACAATAATAAAAAACTTGTAGATGGTTATGATAATGATAACTTTGTTATTATAGCAGATACTTGTAAAACTAGTTTAGTATCTCGTAATACTAAAAATACTATTTATTCTATAATGGATAAAATACGAAATAGTACTTCTAATAATAAATTAGCATCTGAATTATTAGCCAGAGTATTTTTAAAAAATACCTATATTTTATCTAGAGGCGAACTATATTCTCCTCCAGAATGCTATCCTAAAGAAGAGGTATCTATTTATGATATCCAGTATAGCATAGGATTAGATCATGGTGAAAGAACTTTATATCTTATAGAAGTTGGTTCTAAAGAAAAAACTTATAACAATACTTCTTATATAGATGAATCTCATAATATCCAGCATAATATTAGATGTGTGGATATGATTAATAGTGTAAAAGAAACATTAATTGTTGCAATACTTGCTATTAGTGCAATAGCAATATTAATCTACTCCTTTATAACCAAATGAATCACACAATGATAGAGGAATACCATTACGGTATTCCTCTTATTTTTTTTTATTTATTTTGTATAATCAGAAGGTTTGATTTTATTAAAACCAGGAATAGTTACACAGCTATAAGATCTAGATTTTTCATTCTTAGCTGTAGCAACTTTTGCTTCCTTGATCCTATTACTATCGAATATGAAGAATACAATAGCATATTTATCACCGAAACGAACGATATGATATGCAGTAGCAGTACCAGGATTGATTTCATTGGCTTTGCGTTTCATATTCATAGCATTTCTGTCTTCAACGTTTTCTTCTTCCATATCAAATTTAGTAGAACCATGAATCCCGCCAGTTTTACCTTTAACATGATATTTTTCTTTGCTGCTAAATAATGCTACATCTCCAATTTCTTTAATTAGAGGCTTAAGCTGAGATTCAACTTTAGAATCGATTTTGTAGTAATGTTTGAAATATGCTTGGTCTAATTTATCTCTAATACCAAACAAAGAAGCAAAGCCGTTAATAAGGGCACCTATTGGATTAAGAGGAGCTTGTATAACCCAACCCCATCTTTTTGCGTTTAGTACATGATGACCAAAAATTGCAGAGGATGCAATATTATATGCACCTGTTTCAATACTTTCATTTACTTTTTCTTCACTTAATTTAAATAATGCCATAATATATCATTTCTCCTTATTTTTTAAATATTCCATCTGATATTTGTTTAGATTCTCTATCCATTTGAGCTTTTAATTTATTTAACATTTTTTGATGCTCTTCTTTTGATCTAGGTTTGTCAAAGATGCTACTAAATTCTCTGTCACTTTTTTCACGCTCAGCTAAACGTTTTTTATTATGCTCTAATTCTTCCTTACTGTTATCTATCATTAGTTTATACATTTTATTTTCTTCTTTTTTGTCTGATATCTTATCATGATGAGCCTTTAATTTTTCCTGTCTATTAAATAGCTTATTACCAACAAATTTAGTTAATTTTAATAATTTATCATTAATAAGTTTAACTATCCTTGTTAGAATTGATAAGATCTTTCTAATAATACCTTTAGCTTTTCCGTCTTTAACATAGACATATTTAGCTTCAAACCTTTTAATGGCATTATGAAAAGATACCAACTTTCTTTCAAGCCAAGATTTAGGCTTACTTTCAATTAATTTCTTAAGCTCTTTCTCATTTTCTTCAAGAGATTTAGTATAAGAAACTAATTTTTCTTCATCATAGGCTACTTGATCCTGTAGTTCTTTAGTCGACTCTTCAGATAAGAAAGATTCGATTAAAGTCTCGATATACGGAGTATTAGATTCTTGTAATTTATATAAACCCATTATATAAGCACACTTTCTAATTAATTAAAAACTAATTTACCTTTATTATTCATAGCTTTTTGGAAAGTATTATGAAATTTTTCTCTATCCAAGCTATTATTTTCTTTTCTAAAATTATCAATACTCATATTGTAACTATTAGATTTACCTTTAGTAGTATTAGCTAAACGATCTTTAGTTTTATTAATCGCTTTATCCAAATTTCTTCGTTTATTTTTAGTATCTTTGATATCAGAAGTAATAGAGTTTACTTTTGTATTATGAGCATCGATTTTGTCTTGTCTTCCAAATACCTTATCACCAACGTATTTTGTAAAGTTTAATAATTTTTCATTAATCCATTTAACAATACGAGTTAATACAGATAAGATCTTTTTGATAATAGTTTTAGATTTATTATCTTGAGTAAGTTTATATTTTTCTTCAAAACGTTCAATAGATGCTTTAAAAGATTCTAATTTACGTTCTAACCAAGATTTAGGTTTTTCTTCCATAACCTTTTTAAGTTCAGCTTCTTGAGATTCAATCTTTTTAGAATACTCTTCAAATTGCTGTTGTTGAGAGTCTAGTTCTCTTGTTAATACTTTTTCACCTTTTCTAGAAGCTTCTGTTAAAACAAACGCTTCAAAGGATTCTAATAAAGTTTCACAAGATTCAATAGAATATGATTCTTGTAATCTATATAGTGCCATTTATATTTCCCTTCCATTAATTATTTAACAATTCATCTAGATCGCGACTTGTTTTTTCTTGTCTTTTGCGAATCTGTTCATCCCACTCTTTTTGTTCCTTACCCCGATATTTATTTAAAATATCCCTAGAATCTTGTTTTTCTCTTTTTAGCTGATCTTCAAATTCTTTATTCCGCTTATTTATTCTTTCAGCCATTTTATTGGTATGATCTGTAACAGCAGCTAATCTAGTTCTAAAATCAACATGTGACTTTCTGCTTTTATTAGACGCATATGCATATTCTATATTCTTTTTAGCACGTCTTTTTTCGAACATTAGATCACGTCTAGCATCTCTTTTTTCATTATCATATCTACGGCTATCTCTACCCATAGGAGTGTGTCTTGCTAATTTTATCAATTTATCTGTAATGAATTTAATAATATTAGTAATCACATAGATAATCTTTTGAAGTATAGTTTTGCTTTTATTTCCTTTAGTAGCTTTGTGTTTAGCTCTAAATTTAATAAGCATCTTTTTAAATCCAATAAGTTTAGATTCAAACCAAGATGTAGGTCTATTATCTATTACTAAATTTAGTTTTAAAATCACGTTTAGCAGTCTCCAATCGATCTTCGATCTCACCTAATTCATCAGCAGTCTCTTGATCAATTTTAGCCTTTTCTTCTCTAGACATTCTTTCATATTTTGCTTTATCAATATCATCATCAGAATGTCTATTTCCTGTGTATCCTTCTTCGTCATCATCAAGAACTTCTACACCATCAATAGTGTATCCTTCTGACAATAACCAATTAAGATTCTGATCGGCTGATGTATTTTCAAGTACAAATAATGCCATTATTAAATACAACCTTTCTATCTAAATTTTTTATTTAATTTATTAGCCAACTCTTCTGCTTTTTTGGCATTCTTTTCTAGAGTATCCATAATAGATTTATTATCTTTTACTTTACTCATGAACAATTCACGAATGTCGCCTTTAGGTTGGATTTTTGTAATCAATTCATTGAAAGATAAGATATAATATTTGTATTGAGAAGATTTAAAATCAATATCTTTCTTCATCAATTTATCTAAAGCATTAGTCTTTTCTCTAATATCTTTAATATCTTTTTTAATCAATTCTCTAGTTCTATTGGAAATTCCAGGACGTTTTAATTCCTCTTCTAGAATAGAAATTTGAGTATTAAGTCTAGAAGCTAATGCTGGATGAGGTTCACCAGTCATAATGGTATTAAATGTAGCATTCATGATATATTCTAAAGCAAATATTTGTCCAACTACTGGAATTTTATCAACTGTTCCACGAATACCAAAAGAATGAGCTTCTGCTTCAAATACTTTCATACCAGTAGCAAATTCAACACCATACCCATTCATAGCAACAAATTTATCAGCAAAAGATTCGTCCATAAATGCTGGATAGTTTGCGATTTGAGCTGCTATAGCATTTTTATAATTACCTTTTAACTGTATCATTTGAGTTGATGCTTTTTCTTTAAAATGGGATATAATTTGATTTCTAAATACTCCAATTAAAGTACCTTTTATTCTTAATAGATCATTAAGAAACATCGATATATCTCCATTAAAGCTTATTAGAGAACCACCAATATCCAATGCTTGATTTAAACCACTATTAGATCTTCTGGCATCATTAAATTTATTTTTTACAGAATCATTAGCAAATAATCCTGCAATCATTCCTAATTTTTGAGCTAAGCTTAGGTTAGTACCTAAAACACCATCTAATTTTAAGAATAAAGACAAAATCCCAATAGCACCGCCAAGAAGAACTTTACCGGCATTAACTTTAGCAATAAACTCAATTGCCATCTGCGTGAAATTGTGTCCTATCTCATGTAATATTACAGCCAAAATCTGACCGGAAGATAGTTTACCGTTAAATAACAAACCATCTGATATGAATGATATACCATTAATATTTGCAGACTCTCTATATTTTAAACCATTAGTATCTAATACATCACTAAAATCTGCAAGATGAGTAATATCTATAGATACTGGAAGGGTAAACGCGTTCGGAATACTGCTTCTAATAATATTGACAGTAAATGTTTGGAAGCCAAATTGCTTTTCTAAACATTTTTCAAATTCAACCCAATCTTTATTTCCTTGAATGTCGTTTACTGCGGAACTAAATCTAGATGCATTTATTTTTGCCAATCCAGTAAGACCGCTTGCATCTTTGATAAGATAAGGCTGTCTGAGCTTATCTAGAAGCTCTTCTGCTTTTTTGAGATATTTAGATTTTGGAACATAAGCTTCGCTTAATATTCCTCCCTCTTGAAAATCTCGAATCGTATATAATCCCATATTTTTTATCCTTTGCAAAGTTAAAAATATTAAATAAAAATATGAATTATATAAGTGTCATTCTTTATCATTTTATCTTTATATCAAACAAGGCACCAATCCTAGACATTGTGATAATATCAGGAGGTGATATAACAAAATGCGAGGTTATAATGAGCTCGAATTACCTAATGCTAAGAAGACGATAGTCTTAGACCATCTTCCTTCTTTTGATATAGCAGATTATGATTTTACTAATGAAAAAGATCTAATGAAGTATTTTAAAAATATTGAACGTATTTGCCGATCTTCTAGATCTTATAAAAAATATATAGAATACTTAAGAAACTGTGTTGATATGACTAGCTGTTCTTTCTATAAGAACGTAAACAATATCGATACTTATTCTATTAAGATTCATATACATCATTCTCCATTAACTTTATTTGATTTGGTAACTACTATATATGCCAAGAGAGTTGCTTGCCAAGAAAATATTTCAGAGAATGCTGTAGCTAAAGAAGTTATGTTTAATCATTATAGATTAAACGTTGGATTAATACCATTATCAGAAACTGTTCATGAGTTAGTTCATAACGGATACTTATTCATTCCAACGAATTATGTATATGGTGATTATAAAACCTTTGTACAAATTTATGGGAAATATATGGATCCACAGTTAAAAGCTACTTTAGAATATTCTGAAGCTATATCTAGAACTTATGATTATAATAAAGAAACTCAAGTATTAGATATGCATATGGTTCATATAGATCCGTCTGGATCTTATGATTTTCCTAGTACAGAAGAAGTTATTAATAAACTTCAATCTAGAATTGATGATATAGATAATTCTGCTACTGAAAATCAATATATGATTGCTAAGAAAGAAGATTAGGAGGATACTAATGGGATTATTATTTACAGAAGAAAACAATGCTAAAAATGTTTTCAATAAGTTTAATGAAGAACTTCAATATATGATTGAGAATGATATGTTGGAGCAAGGTCTTGCAAGACTAGTTCTTCTAGGAGAAGATTATACTCTTGAGGAAGAATTTGAAGTTGCTAAAGAATTAAGATCTATTGATGAAGATAAAGCTAACAGAATTTCTGAACAAGCTATAGCTGAGGCAGTCAATGTTCCAATGCCTGAATTAAATAGTGTTGCAAGCTTAGAACAAGCTACTGCTAAGATTAAAGCTCTTACCAATCAATTGAATCAAAAGATCAAAGAACAACAAGATGCAGTGGCTTCTAAAAAAGGTTGGTTTGCTACAGTTATCTTAAATTTAAAACGTGCTATTACTTGGTTAAAAGATAAAATCTCTAGCGGATACTTTAAAGCTAAACAAGCTGCCACTGGTGTATTTTCTAAAAATAAAGAATTAGATAAAGCTACAAATGAATGGAAGCATGCTAATAATCAATATAATAATACCATTCAAAGAACTACTTTTAAATAAAGATAGAAAAGCCTTTTAATGACTATTTATTAATGATTATTCTAATATATTATAGTGGTCATTAAAGGAGAATTATTATATGCTTCTAAAAGAATCTGACCTTTATGGGTCTAATGATTTCGACTTTATTGAATCTCTTGATTCTTTGAGCGAATCTGAAATGATCTATACTGCAAACATGGTTCCTATTAGACATATTGACCGTTTAAATCGTAATCTTATTCAATTAGAAGAGTTCGTAAAATACGGCACTTCTAATGGTATTACAAATGGTCATAAAGCTATCGGAGCTGTATGTGAAGCTAGTATGATTAGCAACGATTCCACTATTGGTTTCGTTGTAAATGAAGCTTCTCTTTATGAAGATGATGAATTAGTAGAGATTACTCAATCTATTAAAGAAGCTGGATATAAGGTATACATTACTCCAGTTTCCGAAAACTCTATTTATTATCAACAATTGATGGAAGCTTTTAACAAAGACTTTGAAGCAGAAAGCTTCAAAGATTCTTACCATCTCCAAGCATATTGTGAAGGAACAGTTAAAGAAAATCTTAACACGCTTAAATATGCTGTAACTGGAGTTGGTAATAAAGCCGGGAAAAATATGATTAGAATCAAAAATCATATTCAAAACGGCGCTGATGCAGTTAAATCTGCCGCTACTACTGCAGGAGATAGCGTAAAGACTTTAGCTAATAAATACTCTGCTGCTAAACAAGCTGTAAGAAACTTTACAGACAAAGTTTCTAAAGCTCCAGAGTCTTTAAAACAAACTGCAAATAATACTTTGCAAAAAGCTAAAGACACTGCTACTACTATTAAAAATAAATTAGTAGCAGCCAAACAAGGATCCTAATTTTTAAATATGGAAGGAGAACATGGCCATGTTTAACTCTGCTATTCAGACTCTTTCTGAAATGGCTATTGCTGATAATGGTACCAAAATTCCTCAAACTACAAAAGTATCTGTAGTTGAAGAAGTTAAATCTTTATTAGATGGCTTAGCTACCATTCCAGTTAGTGAATGCAAATTCACTGCTGAAATGGTTCCAGTTCGCGAATCTAAAAGATTTGGTAAATACTTAATTGAAATGGAAGACCTTTCTCGTTATATGATCACAAATGGTCTATCCTCTGTAACTGAAGCTATTGGTTCTATCTTAGAATGCAATGGTCTTAAAGGTCAATATCATAATACTGCATTGATCATCGATGAAGCTTCTATTCTTGATGAAATGAGTACTCTTGGTATTGGTACTGATGATAACTTGAATAAATGGCATGATGCTGGTTTGGGTAAAGGCTTATGGGGCGATCAAGCAAATGTAATGACTTATCGCAAATTTGCTAATACTAAACAAATGATGGATACTTTCACTGGTAAGTACGGTCTTCAACTTATTAAGAAGAACTATAATGTTGGTTTAGCTGAAGCTGCTGAACAAGAAGACGTTCAACTTAAAGTAGAACCTACAGATCAAGTTATCCATGAAAAACCAGTTGAAGCTAAAAAGGTTTCCAAAGCTGATAAAAAATTCATTGCTGATGATATCGAATCTGAAGAACTTGGTGACGAATTAGATAGCATGATGGGCTTTGGCGATGTTGAAAATGATGATTCTGATAGTGATCTAGAAGAATTCCAAGAATCTGTAGATCCTCATCAAAAACATCTTCAATATTTAAGAGACATTGCGTCTGGTAAATATGATAAAGATTTAATGTAATTCAATTACTAATTTTACTTGGAGGTAAAATACTATGGCATTGTTCCGTATTAATGAAGAAGCATCTGAAGATCAAGCAAAAGGTAATATTGGTTTAGATAATGATGCTAAAAAAGGTTTATATTTAGCTGACGAATATGATGAAGAAGAAGAAAAAGAATTCGTTGGTGCTGGTGATGAAAAAGAAACTAGCAAAGTTAATATTCCTGCAGCATTGGCAGCAAAAACTGCTGGTGGCGTAGCTCATGATGATACTGAAGATAATGGTGTTAACGGTGTTAGCGAAGGCTATACAGCTAAAGAAACTGTTCAAGCTGGTAAATCCTTAATCCGCAATCAATTGAAAAAATTCGGTCATAAACCTTCTACAGACGAAAAACATGCAATTCACAAAGCAATGGCTGACAAAGTTGCAACTTTTGGTAAAAAATTAGATCGTGCAAATGCAGTAGCTGATAGTAAAGCTGCTCGTAATCGCGCTAAATTCTTCTCTAAAAACTAATATAATATTTAATAAGAAAATCTGCCTAGAGAGCTATTCTCTAGGCAGTTATTTTCTAATTGGAGGATATAAATATGATTTTTTCTAGCCATGATAATGGTATTTTAGATGAAGCAACTTCTATTGTTGGTAGCTCTAAAATGCTAGTTCATGAAAACGCAGAGTATTTTCCAGAATTAGTTATTATTAGAGAAAGTAAAGAAAAGAATTGCAATATCATCAGAATCGAAGACTTAGTAGAATATGCAACTTCTAATGGTATTACAAATGGTACTCAGGCAATTATTAATGTTTGCGAAGCTAGTGATGTTAATCCATCTACTATTTCTTTATCTTTAGATGAAGTTAATGCGTATGCTGATCAAGAAATGCTTGATACAGCAAAACATTTTGCAGAAGCAGGATTTCAAATCTTCTTAAATCCAATCTCTAAAAATGATCCAGTATATGAATTAACAGAAACTACTTTTGATAAGATTCATGATCTCATGCAACGTGGTGATGATATTGGTTCTGATGAATTATTAGATGCTTATCTTAATGATGATTTCGAAACATTGAAAGAACAAACTGATATCAATCCACAAAATAAGATTCTTCAAAAACTCAAAAGAGTTCCACAAGAAGTATCTTCCAATATCAATGATAAAGAATATCTTGGTAAGAAAATGGCTTCTATGAGAAATCTTTATTATTCTTTAAGAAATAAAGCAAATGGAGATTCTCCTACCAATATGGATACTTCTACTGTAAAGGCATTAATGAATAAAACTCAACAAGCTATTGGGTTTGTAAGAGCTAAATTGAAATAATAATAACTAATTTTGAAAGTTATAATAATTACATTATAATAAATCTTTGGAGATATAGATTTTTCATCGGATTTTATATCTCTAAGCAATGAAAATAATTTATAAATTATTCTAAAACTTTATCATTATGATCATAATGGAGGTATTTACCTATGTTAATTACAGAATCTCAGTTGAATCGTTCTGTAGAAACTACTGGCTTCCAAGGTATCCTTGACGAAGCAGTATACTTGAGCGAAGCTGAATCCGCTCTTAATCCTATTGCGGTTCCAGTAGTAGAAAATACTCGTATCGGTGCTGCAGTTGTTAACTTCTCCGACGTTGAACGTTTGGCTGAAGAAAACTGCTTGGATTATTTCGAAGCAGTAGAAGCTATTGCAGAAGCTAACGAAATCGATATGGATTCCTTAGCTGTAGCTGTTGATGAAGCTCGCATCATTATGGATCCAGCTATCATTGATGAATGCCACAATGTAGTAGTTCGTCCTATTAGCGAACAATCCGATGCTTATGTATTCGTTGACTTAATGCTTGAAGCATTCGAAAACACTGGCGATGTTGATTACTTGAACATGATCGTTGAAGACGGCGAACAACCAAAAACTGTAGAAAACATTAAAAAAGATGCTCCATCTGCAGAAGGTGCTGAAGAAAGCAAATTGAGCAAATGGTTAGAAGAAATTAAGAAAAATTGCATCAACAAACCTAAAGAATGGATTGCTGATAAAATTGCAGCTCTTAATGTAAAATCCAACCAACTTAAACAAAAAATGGAACAAGATGGCGAAAAAGCTCCTTGGTACAAAAAATTAGTAGCTATGGTTGCTAAAGCTATTGCTTACTTGACAGAAAAAATGACTAGCGTTGAACGTCGTGAACGCGTTGGTCAAGAAATGGCTGATGCTAAAGCTAAAAAAGACGCTGAAGCTGCAGCTGCTAAAAAATAAGAATCGAAGATAATATAGAGATATAATTATTTAGATAATTTAAATTGACCTAGGGGCTTAAGGCTCCTAGGTCTTTTTTGTGTTTCAAATACCTATGACACTTTAGTAATCTAATCATTAAATGTAATGAGGTATTTATAAATGGGATACTTTAAATCTTATTCTCTAATATTAGAAGAAGCTCAACCACCTTCTAAATTAGATATTTATATTAAAATAATTACAGACATTGCTTTGTCTACTATTATAGGACAAGCTGTTAAAATCTTCGTAGAAGATAGAGTGAATAATGACTTTGATATTAAATTAGAATCTTATAAATCTAATAGAAAATTCTACGAATACTTATCAAAAGAAATTTCAAATGTGTATAATAAAAATCCAGATTATAAAAGAATGAGTTATGATGATTATCTAAAAACTCCATTATCTAAAAAGATGAAAGCATTCTATAATAAAAAGGATTTAAAAACTATTGCTAAACAAGTTAAAGATGCATTAGCTGCTGGTGTAATCAATACCTTTGTCTCAACTATGTTCAAATTTCCTGGTGGTAAGGCTATGATAATTCCAATATTCTATGTATTAAATACTAACCATATTGGACTTGGTAGAAGCTTTATGTATGTACCAGTAGAAATAGAAGGAGCTCTTACTTTACTAGGATTAAATTTTGGTAAGAGTGGTAATTTATTCATCAATGAGGTTGAATTATTTAGCTTTGATGAAAAAGATGATGTTGTTCGAGTTCCTATAAAACGTCCTCCAACAAAACTTTATCAACTCACAAAAGAAGAGATGAAAAAAGTAGTAGCTAAAATGGAGAAATATAAGAATAAGAAAACTGATAATCCAGAGCAATTACTGATTGATTATATTAAAGAATTGAGAGATGACTTATGCTAAAAGATGAATTTTTTAATGCCATCTCAGAATCATATGAATTTGATGCTATATTAGAGATGGCACAAGATAATAGAAATATGCTTCTCTGGATGTATGAGAATGGATACATCTCTCAAGAGTATTTTGAAGAAGCAGAAAATTCTGGCAATGATCAATGGCGTATAGATAATATTACTGCTATTAAAACTAATCTTAAGAAGTTTAAAGATTATGCTAATGATCAAGGTAAAAAGAATAATGAATGGCTAATCCAAAATAGAGATTATCTTGTAGATTTCCAAAAATATCCAGTAAAAAGTGGTGCAAATATTCAAAATGCTCCATCATATACTACAGCATTTGCTAGAATAAAGAAACCATTAAGTTCTAACATCAGTGGAGTAGATCTTAAAAGAGTTACTATTCTAGATACAAAGAATAATACTCTTCAAGGAGATGCTAAGAAAGCTGCAGATTATAAAAATAATCTATGGTTTAAGAAAATGCTAGTAAATGAATACGACGGACAAAGCGACTTTGCTAAATTTGCTAGAGACTTTTATTATGGTATAGATAAAAAAGTTAATATGCAATCTCAAGACATTCAACAATTGATTCCTAAAGCATATAACTTCTGTACCACTTATAATACTTTAATAAAATCTTTTGAAACAGATGTAAATGGTATTATAAATTATATTAATAGAAATCCGATTACAGGTAATCAAGAACCTAATTTATCTCCATCTCAATTAGCAGCTAATAAAAGTGCTAATGCTGTAAAACAGTCTAATACACAAGGCATGGCTTCTACAGCACCATTAAATGCAGATACAGATTATTCATTATTCTATACGAAATATTTTAAAGATCTATTAAATGAAGATGATGCTAATAAGACATCTACAGCAACTCCTAAGATGACCTTTGATAATAGATCTTCTAATAATAATCAAAATAACCCTAACCAACAAAATACTTCTCAGAATAATCAACAAGCTAAGCAAGATCCAGAAGATAGCGAAACTGTTATTTATAATAAGAAGAAACTTATTTGTGATATCTTAAAACAAGCATTGAATGCTAAAATGACGGCAGCTGGAATGTTATATAGAGATTTGTTTTCTTATATGCAAGCTCATGTAAATAGCTATAATAAGAATAAACAAGCTCCTTCTCAAAATCAAAATAATAATCAGGAAAAGACTAATACAAATCCTAACAAACAACCAACTCCTGATACTACTGATGAAAAGGCTGGTGAATAATATGGCTTTATTTATATTAGATGAAGCTAGGGTTATTAAGAATATTGAGGGTATTGTTCGTAAAGTAAAAAGAGTAACATCTGGAGATGCACATCACGCTCCAAATATGAAAAAATACGAAAAGACTTTTCTTGGAGACAGATTCACAGCCCAGCCTAAAAAAGCTGGTGACTGGAAGAATAAACAAGATACTGATGGAAATCCTAATAGCTATAAATAGAATATTACCCATACTCGTAATGAGTATGGGTATAATTTTTAGTTCAATTATATACTATAATAATGAATATATATTTATAACTTTTAGGAGGATCTTAGTATGAATATTATTTTTATGCCAGTAGAGTGCATCTTATGGATGATACCAGCAGTAATAATAGGAACTGTTGGATGGGTTAATGATAATAAGGGTATATTAAAAAATGAACCAGAAAATTTTATAGATTATTCTGATAATATTCCTGATAGAGAAGAAGTTTATTATGATATTTCTTATTTTGAAAAGAAATTAGCTGAGCAATTAAAAGCCAAAGAAAATAAAGGGGAGTAATCCTCCCTTTTATTTTTTTTCTAAACTCTCCACAAATCTCACTTGACCTTACTATAATAGAAAATAAGTAAAAAGAGAGATGGTGATACATAATGATTATAGATATGCTATTTCTATTTGCAATACATTGCCTAGCCGACTTCCCACTTCAAGGAGAATATTTAGAAAAGAATAAAAGAAAATCTTTATATCTATTAACCTGTCATTGTATTTTGTATGCGTTTATTGTTTGGGTCGGTTTTTGTATTATAACAGGAGCAAGATTTGCTGATTATTTTAGTAGGGTTATTTTCTTAATAATTCTTATATCTCATATATTAATAGATTTTGGAAAATGCTATGCTATGAACTCTTTGATTATAGAGAGACTAAATGGGATGATTAGTAATGAAAAGTATAGAAGATTAGAAGCTACGCTAAATAGATTCGATCAATTATTTCATATTCTCATTCTTTTCCTCATTTACTTTTGCAAGTAATGACCACTTAGTAATTGAATTATGAATATAGGAGGAAAAGATGAAAAGATATCCTTGTCCCTATTGTAGTGAAACTTATCATAGAGATAATTTAGTAAAGCATATAGAACGAAAACATGATGATGAAATTCCAGAAGGATATACTGCATATAGATTGGTATATGATATTGTGAATAATAAACATGGCCATGGAAATTGTACTGTATGCGGAAATCCTACTAAATGGAATGAAAAGCGTCAAAAATATGAACGTCTATGTGGTAATCCAAAATGCTATGAAACTGTTAAAAAGACTTATCAAAAACGTATGATGAAAGTCTATAATAAGACCCATCTATTAGATGATCCTAAACAGCAGGAAAAGATGCTTGCTAATAGACGAATTAGTGGTAAATATAAATGGTCAGATGGTAAAGAATTTACTTATACAGGCAAGTATGAGTTAAATCTTATGAAGTTCTTAGATGAGGTACTGGAGTTCGATTCTTCTGAAGTAATTGCTCCAGGCCCTGTATTAGAATATACCTATGGCGGTAAAACCAGACATTGGATCACAGACTTTTTACTACTTCCTTACAATCTAATCATAGAGGTTAAGGATGGTGGGAAAAATCCTAATACAAGAACTATGACTGAATATAGAGCTAAACAAATAGCCAAAGAAAAAATGATTACTAATATGGGTGAATATAATTATCTTCGTTTGACAGATAATGACTTCTCCCAATTATTTACAATGCTTGCAGAATTGAAAATGCAAGTTGTTGAAGATAAAGTTACTCCAATTTCTAGAATAAATAAATAGGAGTTTGTAATGGATATATTTAATCAATCTTTGTCTGAATCAAAAGATAAAGTTTATAACGATTATACTATAGAGGATTTTGAAACTGAATTCAAAGATCAATTTTATGATGCTGCTATCTCTTCTAGAAAAGAAAAGATAGAATGGCAAAAAGATCTTATTACAAAATTTAATAACAAAGCTTCTGATCTCACTTCTGCTATGATGCAAGAATTAAGTGTAAAAGAAGCCATTAGTAAGATTTTTAATTCTGCTAAAGTACTTAGAGATTTTAGAGTATATGCGGCTAGCAAAACCACTAGTAAGAAAACCCAAATATATTATATCGAAAAGAAAATCAGAAAATATCCAGAATTGGATATGGAGAGATATAATATCGGAGAGCTTAAATATAATATACCAATGCTTGAAGAAGGCTTCAAATCTGTCTTGGATATTTATCTAGATGAAAAGTATTGGCTAAAGAATGGTCCTATTGAGGCTATTACTTTTAATAAATACAAAGATTATGAGAATAAAGAAAAACTCATAAAATTATTTGAAAAGAATTCTAAGTATTTTCATAAAACAGATAATCTAAAACCTTCTGAAATTATAAAACTTTCTAATTTATATGATAAAGAAATCTCTAAAGATTTGAAACAGGTTAAAGATTATCATGATGAATGCATTGATCATATAGGTGAGGTTAGGAATAAAGTAAATAGTTTATTTATCAAACTCCTTAAAGAGAATCTTGATGATAAAAAACTATCTAAAAGATTAAGACAAACCCACCAAAGATTCATAAACGATAGCCTGCATTATATTAGTATAATCAATACTAATATTTTTGCTGCTATGACCTTTTATATAAAATATTATAAAGAGACTTCTAGAGCGATCCATAAGATCTTTATGGAAATAGAAGCTTTTAATAAATAGAGGAATAATATGGGATTATATGTACTTGAATCAACAATTACTGAAAAAGATTTATTAGAATCTATTTCTTTAAATGTTGAAGAAAAAGAAGCCCTTCAAGAAGTTTTTCTAATGGAAGAAGATATTACCGCATCTGATAGAGAAGGATTAGAAAAGGCTGCTAGTAGAGCTTTTTATAAAAGACTCAGTGCTGATAAAGAGAGTCTAAAGGCTTTCGATCAAATAATAAAGGATAGAGATGATTTTACTAGAAGCAAACTAAGAAAAGAAATAGAGCATGCTCCTAAAACTTGGGTAGCTTCAAAAATTGCTGCTTTTAGAAGTCTGTATACGAAATTAGAAGCTGAACTAGATCAAGAAAAAAATATGGGAAGGATTAATCTTTTAAGAAAGATTATGAGAATTTGTATTAAGATTATCGACTGGTTAGCATTTAGAATGCAAAAACTTGGAAATAAAATCTCCATAGGTCCTAAGGATAATTATGGTGGTAAACATATAAACAAATATCGCAATAGAGAATATAACGGTAGAGTTAGAGCTATTCAGAAGAAAATCGGAATCTCTATGAATGACGAACTTACTTATCATGGAGATAATGACGCATAGCCCTTTTATACTCTGCACATTATAATAATCTTTAAGATTACTTGTTTTATAATATATTATGAAAAGGAATGGTGACCTTAATGCGCGAAGGCAAATTTGTCAAAATCATCGCTCCAGGCGGTGCAACCTTAAATTTTGTTGGTGTCACTGGCACTACAGAAAAAGTATTAATGGAAGTTTCTGCGGTAGCTAAATTATGCGACCGTGGTTGTCAAGTATTTGAAATCAAAGAAGAAGCTGCTGCTGAAGAAGGCAAAGAACCAAAAGTTACTTATACCCCTCTTTATAACAACTTCGATTTAGTATCTGGTGTAGAAATCTTTACAGAAAAACAAAAAGCAGATTTCGAAAAACGTGGTTTCAAAGAATGTAATGAAGATAATGGTGGTAATCGTCAAATCGATTCTAAAGAATTAGAAGATATCTTAGTTACAGATATCGAATCCATTATCGAAACTCTTAAACACAATGAAGAAACAGAACGTATCGAAATTATTTCTGAAAAACTTAAAAAGCATATCGCTGAATTGAATGCTCAAGAAGAAGTTGAAACAGAACCTAAAACTGAAGAAGAAATTGTTGAAGAAAAAACATCTGCTCGCTTCAAAAAACACTTCAAAGATTTAGAAGAAGAAGAAAAAGCTAAAGAAGCTGAAGCTGCTAAATCTGAAGAAGAAAAGGCAAAAGAATCTGCTTTAGATAAAGGTATTGTATACCGTCAACTTCCTCGCTTTGGTAATAAACCTTCTTCCTCTTCCTTCCGTTATAATGAAGAAGGCGGAATCGAAGAAGACACTTCTGATAAATCTGGTGCAAATCCTAAATCCAATAGTGATACAGGCGTAACTCCAGCTGGTTCTGATGGACATACTACTTCTCCAAGTACTACAGAACGTACAGAAACTGGTGAAGCTACTCATGAAGCTACTCCTGGCAACCCAGAAACTACTGGTTCTACAACTTCTGGCAAACCTGGTAAAAAGAAAAACGGTAGCCAAGCTCCAGACGAAGCTACTTCTCCAGGTAGAAGAACAGAAGAAAATCCTACTCCAGTTGTTCCAGGTCCAATACAACCACCTCCTCAACCAGAAGATCATTTATAATATTTAAATTATTAAAATAGAAAGGTGTTATTAACAAATGGCATTATTTATTCTTACAGAAAATAAAGAAATTTTAAACTTAATTGCAGAAGATTTTGCATTGGAGTTTGTTGATATTGAAGCTTTAGATGAAGGTGGTAATGATGAAGCTGTTGGTCGTCAAGTACTCCTTCAAAATATTGATGCTGGTATCAAAGCCGATGGCGACTCCAGCAAATTGGTTCAAATCAATAAAGTTCTCCAACATATTGATGATTTAAACTGGTTAGAAAAACTTCAATTAAAAATGGAGAAAAAAATCAGAGAATATAATCAAAAATTGAAAGATGATAGCCAAGGCAAACTTGCAAAAGTTTGGACCAAAATCAAACAATTCTTAGCTAAAGTAGTAGCATCTATTACAAAAGCTATTAATAAATTAGCATATTCTGTAAAAATGGGTTATAGAGCTGGTAAAGATCAAGCTACTGGTGGCCTTAATAGTGGTTTAGATTTGATGACCAAACCTGGTCAAATGAAAGGTAGTGCTGGTAAACGTGTTAATAGACATCTTGCTGCTCTTTCCGCTCATCAAGAAAAAGGCCTTTCTGCTAAATTAAATAAAGCTAGAGCTGCTAGAAAAAACGAATTACGCGATAGATAATAATTAAATGAGAAGAGCCGTAATAGCTCTTCTCATCTCCTTGTGTTTAAATATGATGACACTCTGATAATATAAAATGGAGGTCAGATTATAATGCAACAATGGAACTTCAAGGTCTCAGGCAAAGTATTAATTCCTGGAGAGAAATCAGATGGTCTTATAATTAGACCTGAGAACTTTAAAAATATAATTCGTATTAGTGATTATGAAAATAAGAATATGCCTACAATGTTAGCACACGTTAATTTAGACAAGAATCTTTTTGATAAGATTATTGCTAATGCTAAAACTGCTACAATGTATTTAAAAATAGATAAGTATGATACTAATCAAGAATTAGAAACTCCTACTGTGGAATCTTATATAGAAGATGAGTTCTCTATCTTTGTATCTAATGATATAAACTATTATAAAGAATTAGATTACAAAGAAAAAGATGAAGGTGGTAAAGATAAACAAGATGTGTATAGAGAAGCATATCTTGGTTTGATGAGTAAGAAATGTATTGATGCAAATAAGACTGTAGCAAATACTACTATGATGGATACTCATATGATGAATATCTTAAGTTCATATATGAGCAATCTTCATCTCTTAATAGAACCATTCCAATATAATAGAGTTCAACAACAGCTTATTATCCCACCAACGGATACATTAGTTTCTTTAGTAGCATATTTAAACTCAGTAGAAGTATTTTATCCTACTAAATATCAGTTCTTTATTGATGAGCCATTCTGCACTTACCTAATATCTAAATCTGGTAAAGGTGTTCCTATGAAGAATGAACGCTTTAACGATGTCATATTTAATATTAGAGAAACTACAGATCCTAATACTGCTAATCAGGGTATGAATATAGATACAGAGCGGAATCATTATTATATAGATTTATCTGTAACCGAAACTGCTTATAAAATCAATCATGATGTAGCAAAGGTAATCAATAAGTTTGATGCTATTATCAATCCATCTAAAGATAATAGTATTTTAAGCTATGATAATATTGCCAAAACAAAAGCATATATCGATCGTATAGTAGAGAAATTTAAAGTAATGATTAAAAAGATGATTAAGAAGATGGGTAATGTTCCAGAGAAACTTAATCATTGGAATGATATATTTAAAAACAATGTGCTTAATAAGGCTAAAGAGTTAAATGAGTATCAAAACAAATTAACTCAAACAGTTATGCAACAAGCATCTGGTTTTCCAACATCAGTTCCAGCTAAACCTGGTAAGGTTACTATAAACGTACCAGTAATACAAAGTGCTTTTAAATCTATTACTAGTAAATTCCTTGGAAATGGTATTCTTGGGTTTAATAAGCAATATGAAAGATTGACTCAAATGAGTCAATCATTTGAAAAGAATATCAAGAAGATATCTCCAGTATTCTACGACTCAGAATATTTGGATAACTATTTAAATTCTGTTACAGAAATCAATGTACAAGATGTAATAGAAGCTACTAAGAATTCTGTATCTAAAATCAATTCTTCTTCATATTCTGCATCTTCTCATTCTCAATCTAAGATCTTTTCTCAAACTGATGCATTCGATAGCACAATGGATAAGATTGGGTCTATTGCTGATAAGGCAATTGGGTTTGTAAATAAGATCAAACCAGTATATGATAAATACAGTTCAGTATTTACTGACTCTAGTACCCATACTCACTTTGAAGATTTATTTACAAATGCATCTAAACTGATGGAGAATGTTCATGAGATGCAAGGTTATGTAAATACTGTAAAAGGTGTTGTTGGTAGTCTAAAAAATATCACATCATTCATTACTGGGTTTGCTAAAAATTTATTATCTTTCTTCCCAAGTTTCAATGATATATTATCTTGTGATATTAAGAGTAAATTCGTATCATTAGTTACAGATGTATCTGCTATTTCCTTTACTGGAGAATCTATTTATAATAAATTATCAGCCGCAGGTAAATACATGGCTTCTGGTGGATTCATGAACCAAGCAGATCTACAATTATTAAAAAATAATTTAGATAGCGTTACAGATTTAACCGGTATAGGTCAATTGGGAGTAGGTAGTTTTGAATCTGACGTAAATCTAGGTGGTTCCTTTGGGGATAGTAGACTAGGTACTAAAATTATCGTTACAAAGAACGATAATCCAAATGAAGTAAAGAATTACAAGTCAGAATTAGAAAATCAAATTAATAAGCTTACTGTAAATAAATACGATTTAGATCCATCAGTATTTACTCCTAATAAGAAATATGTAGTAAAAAATTATGCAGCTCATTCTGATAAGGATGGTATTTTCTTACTAAATAAAAAAACAGAAATCTATACTAGAGAAGCTGATAATTTTAGATGCATCACTATGATGAACTTCTCTAAAATACTAGAAGTTCCTAATAATGAAAAAGCAGCTGATGCTAATAAAACTACAGCTAATGATAATAAGACAACTAAACAAGATTGGTATAATAATTCTAATAGTAATAAAGCAGATTCATTGAATAATAATGTAAACGTAGTATCTGATGAAGGTAAAGGTATTACTACATCCAAAGTTTCTAAAAAGACTACTGTTAGAAAAGAATTAGGTACTAAATCTATGAGTGATATGGCTCAAATGATTAAAAGATAAAAAAAATAAAGGGTAGAGTCATTATGACTCTACCCAATATATTTTGATTATTAAAGCTTTTCAAGTAAGATTGGATTTTGTGAGAAGTATTGATCGTTGATATTCTTAAGAGCTTCAGGATCTTCTACTTGTTCTAAGAACACAGTATCTATAGCTTCAGGCATAGTTCTATACATATACAATTGGTAATCTAAATCAATACATCTAAATCTATTAACTATCTCATCATAAGAATGAGAATTTAAACCTTTGCTTGGATATAGCTTAGAGGCTACATTGAATAAAGAATCAGGAGTAGCTTGATCGAACTGTTCATCTATACTCTTTAATATCTTCAATGACTGTTTATAATTAAATAAAGATTTTAGATTTCTTTTAGGAATACCAGATAGAGTCATAAATCCTGATAACCAAGATTGATTTACTTCAAACTTTTCTATTCTTTGTTTCTTAATTTCTGCAATATATGAATCTAATGCAGTTTCCTGAGTTACCAAATAAGAAGGATCTTCTACACTACCAGGAGCTGGTTTCTTTTTATAAAGCATAATAAGATCTTGTACTTTAGATGGTAATTGGAATGCATATTGAGATGATGTGATAAATAAAGATGGAGCAGTGATCTGTCTATTCTTAAACTTAGTGATCATATCGTAAGCCATGACAGATGTTTCTACAGTTCCCATCTTAAAGAATATATTATTCATATATTGGCAAAGCATTTGAATAAGAGGTATATTTTGATTAACCATATCATATACTTCTTTATTATTTATCATTCTCATAGTATATTTTTCATTATACTCTGCACAGAATCTTTGTTGAGTAGCAGCTCCTGTGGTAGGAGAATATAATAAAAATACAAAGCTATCTATTCCAGCTTTTCTAAAGAATGATTTATAGTGTATAGCTAGATTGGCTATACATGCGGTTATATTGTAAGGATTAGTTACTTTATAGAAACTAAATATAGGAAGCAATACCTGATATACGTCTATATAGATATTAATCCATTTAGGAATTGGCTTGTTTCTATAATATTCTGTAAATAGTTTATTTAATTTATCATATTTGATAAACTGAGCATAAAGAATATGCTCAATAGGTACTGCTTCTAAGTAATCATATTCTTTTACTCTATTATTAGTCATAATTCCACCTTATTTGTAATCATGTAAAGTTCCACCTTTAGAGATAGAACGTTTACCAACTTTAGGGGCATAATTTTTACAAACTTGACCAGCATTTTTATCATACAATAAAGGAATGCAATCGTCGCAGACTCTTGAGAACATCCACTTCGATGGAGAATATTGTTTCTTACCACAATATCTACAAGTGAATGGCAATACTTCAGCTTCATTCATTCTAGAAATACAAGATTCACAGAATGGAACTCTCATACCATCAGGTTCTATAGAACTTGGGTGTTTACAAATAATACATTGGAACCACCATTTCTTAGCACGAAGAGGGGTCTCTTCTTCATCAAGAATACAGTTCTCAAATGTACATCGTCCATACATATCTCTATGCTTACAAGGTTTATCAATACCTTGAACAAGATATTTACACATCTCTAATTGCTCTAGAGATTCATTCTGGTTATCACCTTTTACTTCTTCATATTGGCTTTTCATTTAAACCACCTCTTTCACAAAGAGGAAATACTTTAATCATCTAATACACTTTTTGGATCAAAGTAATCGTCCTCACTAATTGTTACTTCAGTGTTTTTAGATTTTTCAATCTTCTTCTTACCGATAACTTTTACTAAAGATTCATCAAAGTCTTCTCTATCTTTAATATTGCTGATAAGCTTTTCTGTATTACCAAAACCTTTTTCTGCTAATACTTCTGTAAGTGTATGAGGGCCTTGTTCTGTAATAAAGGATAAACCCCTCATAGGAGTTTCTTTATCTACATCAATAATCCATTTACGGATTTCTAATTTAGGATCTCTACCATTCCAACCTACTTCTCTAAGCATAATAGAAGAGTTACCAGTACCTTCATCAATTAATTCATTAATCCCATCTTCTTTGATTTCAAATTTGATAGGACCTCCATCTTTTTTAAAAGCCATAATTTTATACCTCATAAAAAATAAATATAAAGGAAGGATAGAGATTTCTCTCTATCCTTATACCTCTATAAGTGTAGTTTATTGTAGTGCAAGACAGTTTAAAATTATCGATTAACGATCAGTGTTGATACCCAAGGAATTGGAACCATAACCGTTGAATCCGAAGCGTTCAGCCAAACGATATACATCGCTAGAATCAACTCTCCAAATAAGAAGATTGAAGTTAGTTGCAGTAACCTTACCAGTTACAGGATCTTGAATTGGGTTGATTGGGTTCTTAACTTCAATGTTGTAGTTCCATTTGCTACCTGCATTGGATTTGCTACCATAGATAGTTTTGATAACTTTATAGATATCGATATCTACAGAGAAGAAGATTTGAGGACGAGCAAATTGTGTAGGAGCTGTAGTTACTTCATTTGTTACAGCACCCCAGTTGATACCACCATTACGATTGAAAGCACTACCAACTAAGAAGTCTTCTAATTTTTCTTTGCCTTCTTTAGTCAATTGCAAGTTCTTCCAGTTACCGTTAGGGTTGTTCAAACGGTTAGCCAAGCTAAGACGGCTAGCAATATCATTCATATTACTACCAGTTGTTGCATCTTCAATTGCATAGCAACCAGCTGCATCTTTAGATTTTTCAGCAGATGGAGAGAAGAAGATACGGGATTGGATACGGCCAGATTGAGGGTCTAATTCCAATTTGCAACCAAAGAAATCATCGAATACAGAGAAGAACAATTTGTTCACAAGTTTGGAAAGATCACTTAAGGACATGTAGCCAGCAGAAAGAAGTTCTGGGAAAGTCGCTTTTGTTTCCAATTCAATGCGTTCTTTTTTTGCTTCCACTTTTTCGTTTGCTTTTGTAGCATTGTTAAATAAATCAGCCATTGTTTTTCCTCCTAATATATTAGAAAATGGACTTAGGTTAGATAAATTGATGGAGGCCTACCATCACTAACCTGGAAAATATATAGAAACACGATATAAAAAATATCGTGAGACTAACTTAAATTCATAAACTTAGATAATTCTTCTGGAGACATTGTGTCATCCTCAGAATTACCTATTTTCATTTGCTCTAAATCTTTAACTACTTTAATTTTTAAAATAGCTACTTCATCATTATCAAATTTAACAAGTACTATTTTGTACTTAGGGTCATTATTTCTAATCATAGAACTATGATCATACTCATATTTTTTAAATCCAAGTTTCTTTAGCTCTATATAATTTAGTTTATCTTCTAAATTTCTATTAGAGATTACTATAGAATCTCCCTTTGTAGTATGAGATAAAATATATAATAAGTTTATTATCGAATGATATTTTGCTTCTGTAGTTTTATCTTTATCCTTATAATCACCTATTAATAGATTTCCATATAATTCTATGAATTCATCATAACTATCAATACCGACCATAGGGAAACAGTTTAAAACTGTTGCTATATTACCTTCAATAAACTGCTTATTTAAACTATTGTATATATTTGAAAATGATATTTCTATAGTCTTAAATTCAGTACCATCACTATTTAAAGGAACTTCTGTCGCCATAGTAGCCTTAATAGTATCTACTTCTAATAAATCTTTAATAGATTCGAAGTTATCTTCATAATATAAATATACAGAATCATTGTATAATATATTTACCACACCATCGGGATCATAGATAATATTAGGCAAACTGCCTTTTAAAACAAATCTATCTGAGTCTATAATAGAATTAATAGGCATAGTTTGGTAAGATTCAAATATGCTCAATGGACTTAATGCATCTGGTCTTGTTATTTTTTCTAAACCAAACTGAAGGGCTATTATATAATCAAGTTGTTTATTTAAGCAAAAGATAATTATATCGCTATCCTTTATATCTTCTTTTTCATAATCTTCTTTTATATACTTATTGAAGATTAAGAAAATGGATTTATCCTTTGTAATAGTATCTTCACAAAATTGTAAAGTTGCTACACCTTTAGGAGTTAAAGGTGTATAGTAATCAAACAAGTCAGATTCTTTTATTACAAATACTCTGCATTCGGTATCATAATTTTTACAGTTGCCATAATCTTCTATATAAGCAGCCATCTCATCATTCTTGATATTAGATACGACTCTAATCATTTTTGGATAGCTTTCTTTTATACTTTTTTTACGAGAAGATAGATAGAACTTTCTCCCTTTTAAGTATTTAAAGTTTCTCTCCATAGTAAAAAAATACTTCCTTTCTTTTAGATTTGTTTTATTAAACGTTTTAAGAATACGTTATTTGATATTTAACTTTATATTCTCATAATTATAGTGTATAATCAAAATACTATTTAAAAGACAATAAGGAAGAGGAATTATCCTCTTCCTTACTAATTTATTTATTTGGATTTAATAGATTATAATAAGAATCAAAAGTTTCTAAATCTTTATCTTTATTTAAGGTATCAGTACCTCTAGAATTATCCATTCCTTTAACTGGTGTAGAAGTAACAAATTCATTTACTGTAACAAGAGTTAGATATGGAATAAGAGATTTGTGTTCTCCAATAACTTCTAAGTTTGGTCTAGATTCAAACAAAGTTGCAGCTCTAGTATTACCAATACCTATATTTCTAAGAAGTGTATCATATTCATCTGCATCAAATGTAGCAAGATGATATACTGTATATTTATCTACAACCTTCTTAGATAATAATGTATCAATATCGGAAAGTTTAAAGGATTGATTATTATATTTCTCGATTAATATTTTCAAAGTATCAGAAATATATAACCTGAAATCTCCAATAACTAATTCCTTCTTATTAGCAGTTGTTAATTCACTAGTATCTTTGTTTGCTAAAGAATCTAATTTAGAAGCTAGTTCATCTTTTAATGATTTAGATAATGGTAATAGGTATAATCCTACCTCAGAAGTACTTAATTGATACCAATCATTTACTTTGTTTAAAGAAACAGGTTTTGCTATCTCTTTATTGATTACAGGATATACCTTTGAATTAGTTTGGAACCCATCTAATGAGATCAATACTTGAGGAATAGTATCTAGAGTATCTTCTTTTTGTTTACCATTAATAGTCATTACATAGACGCCATCTACTGGTTTCTTAAATTCTACATCCTCTGTTAGGTGATTATAAACAGGCATATCACCAATACTAATATAATTACAAATTACTTTATCTTTTAAGAAATCATTTGCAATCTTATCGGAAGCTGCTCTATAATAATCATTAAACTCAACCGTTGGATTCCATCCTAATCTAATAAGATCATTACCAGTTTCAATATCCCATTTATTTTGAGCATATTCATTTAAGAATTTAGTAGATAATTTAGCAACTTCTGTAACCCATTCATTCTTTTTAAAAGTAGTTTTTAAACCACTGCAAGATCCTTTATAATCATTGAACCACTTAATTGCAAAAGTATTATTACTCTTAGGAGAGTTTTGTAACAATGTTTCTATTTCAGTATAGTTTAGCATAGGAGCAAATACTGATCTGAAATTAGGTTCTTGTAATAAATCAATTCTATCCTCAGCAGCTTTTACTGTATGATCTACAATAGTGGATTCTAATAAAGAATTAGCTTCTGTGCATAAAACGTCATATGCCTTTTTAGCACAATATAATGGATCGAATGATTTTCTTATATAATCATTAGCCGCTGTAGAGTACAATGTAATATCAGTAGGTGCAACTTTAGAAGATTCATCAAGCTTACCTTTAATAGGGTCGTATTCTCTTATTCTTCTTCTAAAGAAGTCTAATAATTCTACATCATCATTTGATTTCTCAACAATGGCTAAAGTAAACTGAATAGCATCGATTAATTTAAAATCATAGCAAAGTTGAATGATCTTCTCTTTTTCATGTCTTGCTAGTTTTCTAAAGATTTGTAAGAAGAATGAATCACCTTTGATCACAATTGGATAAGTGAATAATTTAGGATGAGCATCCATTACTGGAAGGGTTTCATTACTCATCTCAATAACCAACTTACGCTTCTTAGTATAATTATTGATTAGCCAATAGAAAAATTGATTTGTAAATTCTTTTAGTTTAACTTTAAACTGAACAGATTTTTGTCCATACAATTCAGAGTCTTTAATAAATTTAAGATATTTAGGATGAGCAGTAGCGTATTTATAAATAGCAGGAGATAATCTAGCACAAGATTGAATATCTTCTACAGATGTAATTCCTTGGAATTCTTTCATATCTAAGAACTCTGCTTTATATTTTTTACAAAGTTTCTTAGCTAGTTCTGATTTATCACTTGTTGGAAGACCTATCAATAGAATCATTCTATAAAATTTAAAACGATTCATATTATAATATACATCTTGTTCTGGGAAGATTGTAGGAGTAGGATGTTTCTTGATCTGATCAGCGATACCAAAGTTATAATCTTTCATAGGATCCAATTTACTTTCGTTTACAGATCCAGTATATTCGATATCGAAATCATCATCGATATCATCTTTTAAGAATTCTTTAAGCTGTTTATTATAAAGATCAGTGACATCCATTCCATAAATTTGAATAGAGAAGTCGTCACAATTAATTCTTCTATCCTTATCTACGGAATTATATTTATACCAAGCATCTTCTAATTCATCTTGAGTTTGATAGTCATCGAATAATAATGGATAGCCATCATCAATATAACCTTGAGCTAATTTTCTTTTTTGTTCTGGAGTAAATCCATATTCCTCTTTAATAGCTGAATGAGGATAGTATATATCTTTAAAAGGTGATAGAGTAGTATTCTTTCTATCATTTTTATCTACAGATTTAACAGCGATAGTGATATTAGAATTAGGAGAATACTCATTATCAAATTTCTCAATATATTTATCAGCACTAGTTTCAATTCTAGTAGTTTTAAGTTTATCAAGATCAGCAGTGTCTAAATCTCTAACACCACCATATTCGTAATCTAGAGTATCTCTGGTAATATTTCTTTTTAAGAATTTGGCTTTGTTTTTATAATAGAGCTCTTCATTTTCCATACCAAATAATCTCATAGCTTCATCATCAGCTTCATACCAATTATTTGGAGGCATAGATTTGAATTTATACCAATCAGCTTCTAGATCTTTTTCATACTTATAATAATCTTTAATGATGGCACCACCATTGGCAGCAACCCATCTTTCTATTTCTTTATATTTGAACTCCCTATCTTGATCTTGGAAGTATCGTTCTGCATTAATAATTCCCATTGTTTAGATCCTTCTTTATATCACACATAAGAGTTTCAATAATAGCTTTCTTGTTTTCAAGCTGTTGATCATCAGGACCAAAAGATTCAGAAAAAGTGTAATCTGCAGATGCTAATAAACTAACTCCACTAGCAGCAGTTTCATCTGGATTAGATGGTGTATAAGATCCATCGTTCTTTAAACGATCCGTTTGTCCTAATTCTCTTTCCATATTATCCGCATCAGAAGATATAATTTTACTAAGCTTCTTTAATTCAACCTTTTCTAAAAGATGATCAATCTTAGCAAAATTTTCAGTAAGAGCCATATGACCAGTAGCCATTTCATAAATGGATTCTTTTAAGATTCTATCATTATAAGGTGTATCTAATAGGTCGTATAGTTTATCAAAATTTTCTTGAACTTTTTCATATTTGCAAATATAAACTTCAACAAGTTTACCATCTAATTCTTTATTAGGTCTGGCAATTAGTTTGCCATTTTTATCCTTTGTAATATGAGCATCATCTCTATCTAGAGTTGTTGCTAATCCATAACTATCCCATCCATCGGATAGATCTTTATCATCAATATTATGAAGGAGCATAACACTGTTATTTGGAGTAGTACCAACCATAGGGTTCATACTAGCTAAACCCATAGCTTCATCTATCATAAGATTATTCCCTCCTGTAAATTAAGTTATTCGTAATTACAAAAATGTCGAGTATAGGCAAATTAAGCCTATACTCGTGAGGTTAAAAAGTGTACAAGAGAATTTATAGAGGGGTGTAGAAGTATATTAGATTAATACGATGAGGAGGAAAAACATAGAAATTTTTTGGAAAAACGAAACGAAAAACAATTCTATATTTAAGCGCGTTACACAACTTATTCCATTTTGTATTAAAAAGAAAGATTCGAAATGATTGATTAATGATATAACCTGGCATGACGGATTGTATAATTATATCATTAAGGGGGTTTGGTATAAGAGATCTTACTCGTCTTAAAATATACTTCTACACTTAAATGTTTATGCTTCAATAAGTTTTAAAATCGCGACATCTCAGTACTTGAGTATATTTTTTTATAAGTAATACAAATTTGTAAAGAGGCGGTGAATAAATTGGCTAATAGCTTAACTAACTCAAATGCTAATATTCGGGATTACCTTTTAGACGTCAATGACCTTAATCAACCGAAGGTATTAGATTTAAGTGAAATTGAAACAGGGAAACTGAATTCTGCTGCATTACTAATCGTTAGATTATTACTCCTCAAAAAGGGAACCTACCCAGACTATCCTGATTTAGGAATAGATATTCGTGGTAGATATAGATTTGCTTTTGAAGAAGAATTAATTACTTTAAGACAAGAGCTTGAAGAGCAAATGACTTTATATCTTCCAGAACTATTACCAGTCGAAGTAGAGGTTTCTCTTTATAGACCTAAGGATTCTTTAGAAAATAAAATCCTTTTCTCTATTATTATGCGAGAGACTAGATTTAGTATCTTGTATAGCATTGCTCAAAATACTATCGATGGTTTGATGGCAATGTAATGTAAATATATATTATTTGTAAAGGGGATAGGTAACTCTATGAGAATATGGGTTCGAATGAAAGACAATCCATCTATTCTTAAACTAATCTCAGAAGATGACTTCAATGAAGAATCAATGATTAGAGAGAAAGAAACCAAGTCTAAACTAGACTCTATTTTAAAGTCTGGTAGAGCTCCTGGTATTAATACGTCACCAAATGCTGAACCATCATTACAATATAAAGGTAAATTCGATGAAGGTGCGGTGGCAGATTATCTTGATACTACTTTAGATGGTGCTAAGAAACGTGCTATCGAAAGAGAAAATACAACTGGCAATGCATTTAAGAAAACCAAAGTACCTATTAGGAGGAAGCAATAAATGGAAGAAGTTAAACAATTATCCTTATCTGAACTTGGTTTGGAAGTAGAAACAACTCCTGCAGAAAAGGCCGCAGCAAATGAAAATGCAGTAGAAGTTAAACCAATTACAGAAGAAACGCCAAAGGTATCTAAATCTAGCTTGACTGATACTGTAGAACCTACAGAAGTAAAAGCTGCTAAATCTAGTTTAGCAGAAATTGCTAAGAATACGGCTATCGGTGAAGATGGGTTAACTCAATATGGTGAAGTAATTCATAATGTCGATAAGATCGCTAAAAAACCAAAAACTAAAATGGATGATCCTATTAAAAAGAACATCAATAATTTGGTAGATTTAGCAGACCATGAAATCGAACGCACTAAAGCCGAACTCACAGGTCCTGAAGGTATTATCACTAAAGGTAAGGAAGAGTACGTTAATAATCAATATGAAAAATTAATGGCTCGTGCAAAAAACAATCCTCGTCTTGCGGAATATATTAAAAAGATTGAAGAGATTATTGAGACTGAACCACGTTTTGATGGTATTACAGAATATGAGCACAAAGGATATATCTTATTCACTGTAGCTCGTGATAAAACTGTTGAAACTGATAATAAATACTTTGGTCTCAAAGAGCAAACAATTGATAGAGTTCCTAGAATGAGCTCTGATGTAGCAAAAGAAGTAGATAGCTTCACACAAGATAAAGATGAAGATGATGATTTATCTTTATTTGATGATGACTCCGTAGAATTAGGTGTATCTCCTAAATCTGCTCTTCCAATGCAAGGTTATACCGAAGATGAAGAGATTAAAGAAGAAGCTTCTAAAAAAGAAGCAGATGATACTAAAGTTTCTAATTCTATGGCTGAAAAAGAAATTAAAGAAGAACCTACTGATGAAGAGGACGTAACTTACAGCGCAGCATTAGCTGAAGAAGAAGATCCAGAAGAAAAAGAATTAATGGCAGACGTAGAATCTGATGAACCAGAATTGTCTGATGAAGAAATTAAAGAGCTAAGCCAAAATTACAAATCTCAAGTAATGCAAGAATTAAAACTTGAACGTGAAGGAGATTTAGAAGGCTTTGCTATTTCTAATAAACCAATTAAACTTAAATCTGCTCTTCAAGTAGAGCGTTCTTCTTATACAGTAACTTGGGGTTTACAATACACTGGTAAACCAATTGAAATGACTCCTATCTCTGGTGAAGAGTTACTTCAATTGAATCCTCAAAATACTGATATGACTTCTATCAATGGTCTTCGTACTATTTTCAATATCATGTATCGCCACACTGTAGGAAAGAAACCAGATATTGATACTTGGTTAAAACAAATCTCTGTATATGATTTAGACTGCATGATCTTTGCTATGTATATGGCAAACTTCAAAGATTCTAACTATCTATCTTATCAATGCCCTAATACTAAATGTAACAACCTCTTTATCAATAAGAAGGATGTTAATGATATGGTGGTATATCCTAACGATGAAGTTAAGAAACGCTTTGAAGATATCTTGCATAGTCGTCCTGTAAAATCCAAACTTTTCAGAACAAAACCTATCCAAGTATCCAGAGATTATGCATTTAGTTTCTGTACTGAATCTATCTATGGCGATATGATTGAACGTGCTGCATTGACAGATGAATTTGCATCTAAATATGCTAACGTAGTTCAAATCATGGCTAATATTGATACTATCTACAAAATCGATAATGTTTCCAAACAATTATATCCTATCGATTTCGGTGTAGTAGAAGACAGCTTATCTAAAACAGTAATGCGTAAGGTTAAAGCTATTTATGAAATCATGAAGAACTTATCTTCTGATGAACATGCTACTCTTATGGGTGAAGTATACAAAATTACTCGTACATTTACTGATGATAAGATCTCTTACCAAATTCCTTCTACAGAATGTGGTAAATGTCATACTACTATCGAAGCTACTCCTCAAGGTGCTCTTCAATTGCTTTTCACTCGGGCCTTTTTACCGATCGGGGCGCTTTCTATTCAATAGTGATGACCCTATGCAATTATTATAAAGGACGAGTATCATTCTCTGAAGCATTTAATTACGACGTTGGTTTTCTAGTGTATCTTCATTTCAGGTATATGAAAGAAATACAGAATAAGACGGTACAGAAAGCTAACCAATCAGAAGAGATGGATTCGATCCTTAAGGGTGATTGATAAGCATAAAGGAGGATTTTATAATTCGATGAATTTAGTAGAATTCAGTCAGTTAATTTCCTCTAAAGTTGTAGACGATAAGCTATTCTCTAGAGAAGTAGCATTATACGATATTTTATTGGGTAATTGTAAAAACTCAGATATTCTTGATATTCATATCTCGGAATCTGATAATATCTTCACAGTAACTTTATTATCTGATGAATTAGCTCATACTATAGAGGAGCGTTTGGATAACCAGATCATCCCTGGAGCATTCCAACCGCTATATAAGATATCTTTGAATTCTGATAAGAATATCTTAAAATTCAAATTAATAGATTTCTAACTTAATAAAACATAGATCCCATCTAGCGTTATATGCTAGATGGGAACTATTAATTAAATTTGAATTTATTATATTTACGGAGGATGCTTTAAATGGATAATGATGTAGTAGAATTCTATGCACTAGACGAAGCTTCTGGTGATGGGAAACAAACTAAGCATCTCAAATTATCTCCACTTAACGTTGCTAACTTTATTAAGGTTAATGACTTAAAAGAGATTTCAAGCCCAATGTCTTTTGCTAGAGATAACTTACCTACTGCAGATGGTTTATTCTCTAATGAGATATTTGGTATTACTAAAGAAGATAGAAGTACTATCTTTGCCTATGTAAATCTTGCTGGGGAAACTTTCTTACACCCATTAGCATATAAGATTTGGTCTCGTTTAGATTCTAATGTAAAGTTATGTGCTCAAGAAGCAGATAATTTTGTATTAGATAAAGAAGCTGGTAAATTAAAACCAGATCCTAATGGTGAGACTGGTATTAAGTTCTTGCAAAAAATAATTAAAGTAATCGATTTTAAAAGAACCGAATCTTCTAAACGTGGTGTTAAGATTGACTTCTTAGAAAAATTTAGGGATAAATTATTCTTAAAAGACTGTGTTGTAATTCCAGTAGGTTATCGTGATATTAATACAGATAAGGGTTCTAGAACCAGCGTTGGTGAAATTAACCAGTTGTATGGTAAAATCATTAGAGATGTGCAAGCTCTAAAGAATAGTAATGAGTATGGTTTAACCCTTAATGGTCAAACTAGATGGCGTATTCAAGAAACATTAGCAGCTATTTATGATTGGCTTATCTTTGGTAGATTCGAAGGGAAAGATGCACAAGCATCAGGTCTTTCTAGAAAGATGGGTCTTATTAGACGTGCTGGTATGAAGAAGTCATTTGACTGGGGTGCACGTCTAGTTATTTGTACACAGAATCTAAGAAAAGAATCTTTATCAGATATCGATATTGATTTGGATAGTATTGGTTTACCATTAGCAGCTATTTGTGCTAACTTCTTCCCATATATGCTATATTGGATTAGACGTTGGTTTGAAAACAATATTAGCGATCAAATGGATATGGTAGTCACTAATGTAAAGACTAAAGAGTTTAGTAGAAACCGCATTCAAGATTGGCAAATGGTTTACTCTGATGAACGTATTAAAAAAGAATTAGAACGTTTTATGCATGGTATGAGTAACCGCTTTATCCCAATCGAAGCTCCTATTGATACTACTGGTATGAAGATTCCTAAAGGAATGAAACCATATTTAAGATATAAGGGCTATATGGTAGATGATATAAAAGCAGCAGAGAATCTTATTAGTGATAATAAGGTAGATTCCCTTCCTATTAATGAACGACCTCTAACTTGGTGTGACTTGATTTATATGGCTGCCTTAGATATTACTAAAGATAAGATGACTCTTATTACGCGGTTCCCTATCGATAGTTATTGGAACCAATTCCCTGCTAAGATTAAAGTTATCTCTACTATTCAAACTGAGCCTATGATCATTAATGGAAAATTCTATAAAGAATATCCTAAGATCAGAGCAGAAGATTTGAATACCAACTCTACAAATAAATTCATCGATGTAGCATTACCAAATAACGTTCGTTTAGGATCTATTGGTGGTGACTATGATGGTGATACTGTATCTTCTAAAACACCTTTCTCTATTGAGTCTAATGAAGAGCTGTACAAATTAATCTCATCTAAACGTCACTATATTTCTATGGGTGGTGTGAATGAGATGACTACTTCTAAAGAAGGTAAACAAGCTTTATATGACCTTACAAAGATCTTACCAGATGATGTTTCTACTTTAAATAAAGTAGAATTTGCTGCAAAACCTAAGTATTTGAAATGACTATGATTTTTCATCATAAACATTGATGTAATCATAGCCTATGCAATCAAACGGGAGGATTAAATAGTATGGGAAAGTTTATACCTATTATTGAAGTATATAATAGAAAAACTAATTTAGAGTCTCAACAAAGAGCTGGATCTTGTTATCCATTATATGAGACTTATAAAACTAATTATAATTTTGAGAATATCAGGGAATCTGTTTATAATTGGAAGTCTTTCTCTGATAATACTACTAATAACTTTAATAAAGTTTTAGAGTTATTTGAGTTTGTTTCCAAAGAAGGAACTCAAACTCAGTTAGAAGAGATCACTTCTATCATTAATAGAGATATCATCCCATACGTCAAATCCCCTGCCATTTTTAAGAATCCTATTCTTAAAACTAAAAGAGGGCTTGATGAAACAACAGCTATAGACTGTTTAAATTCTGTATTAGAAAAGATTCATGAACAAACTGAATGTGATAGAGTCTTAAGAAATTGTGACACTATTGCTAAAAGATTCAATATTGATAAGATAGTAAAAAATAATATCTTATTTGAAGATGCCGTTCCTGATACAATCTATAAGATATGCTCTTTAATTGATACTTATACTATGGATTTTAAAACTAAGTATTGTATTGCATTAGAGACTTGCTTATATTCTATTAATAAATATGCTGGAAATAGTATCACAAGATCTAATATCATTGAAAACGTTACTGACTACTTCCTTATGAATGGTGGTACAAATGATATCAATAAGTTCTTAGATAAAATTTCTGAAGCTGTTTCTAAAGATAACTTTATTAATATCTCTGAAGATGCAAAATATATCGATAAACTAAAAAGAATTCACTCAGAGATGGTTAATGAGGATAATATAGATTTAGACAAATTAATCCAAGATAACTACAGCAAGACTTCAGCATATGGTCTTACTGAAGCTATGGAACAAATGTCTATGGTTAATGAAGCATTAGATAAACTTTGTGAAGAAGATAGTCTAGATAAGATTCATGATATCGTTACCAAAGTTAAAATGGCTCCAGTGAAAACTAATGCTATGACTAAGGAAGCTGTTAGATCTATTCTAGTAACTTCTAGACTTCAAGATTTGAACAAAGGTACTAGGAATTCTTTGTCTCTTATCTTCTATACAGTTATTGTAGCTGGAGCATTAGCAATTAATGTTGTTGGTGGTTTATTTGCTCTTATCACTGCTTATATCATGTCGAAGCATCTAAATAAGGAATACCTAAAAGAATCTATTAAGGAATGGAAAGAACACAAGTATTCTGTAACAAGAAAACTTAAAGAAGAAACTGATCCTGAAAAGAAACGAAAATTAGAAGCCTATTTAGATGAAGTTGATAAAAGTATTGAAACTCTTGAGGAAGAGTATGAAAAACAACGGGATAAGACTATGGAAGAAATAAATAGAGACCAAGATAATAGAGAACATTCTCCAGATTATAATGGTTCTAGTTCTTTAGTAAATCCTCTTGGTAAAGAAACTCCTCAAGCTAAGTTTAAAAATGATAAGAACTTAATCAATTCATTCTATAAAAAGGATGATAGTAGTAATACCATTGGAAACAATAGTAATTCAGATTCTTCTAAATCATCTAAAAAATCTGATGATGATGACGATGATTTTGATGATTTCGATTATTAATGGAGGTATACTAGATGAACTTATTTGAACGTCTAATTCTACAAGAAGCTCCTAATCCTCCTCAACCAAATCCTGAAGAGGAAGAAGGTCAACAACCTCCTAACTTTGTTGATGGACCAGAGGCTCAAGAAGCCCAACCAGAAGATCATAATGCAGGAGGTGCAGAAGATGCTCCAGAAGATACTGGGGATGATTCTCCTGAACAACCTGATATGAATATGGATGGTGGTGAAGGTGGAGATGAGCCAGCTCCTGAAGAGGGAGAAGAAGGTGGCGAAGGAGAAGAGGGTTCTGAAGAAGATGGATCTATGGAAGGTGGAGAAGAAGGAATAGAAGGTCCTGAACAACAAGCTGATGATTTCTCTTCTGACGAACAAGAAGTTTTCTCTGATCTAAAACCTGAACAAATGGCAGTAAAGCATAAAGAACTTAAAACTCAATTTAAGAACTTTAATGATACTATCTTTAGTGCCATTGATAAGATCAATAATATCTCTCATGCTTCATATGATGATACTCTATTAAGCTTTATTATTCGTAAGCTTTTAGAATTAAAAGATATGAGCAGAGATTACTTGCTCGATGTATATGATACTAAGAGCTATATAGAAAACCAAATTCAACTACAGAAGATGGTTACTACGTTTAATTATATAACTAATCTTCTTTCTAATATCAGACAGAATAGAGAAGCAGAATATATCAAATCTGCTAAAGATAATGAAAAAGCCTCTAAAGAAGGAAGAGCTGAAGATTATCCTCATTTATTCGTAAAAGATATAGAATTAGATTAAAAAATTAAAAAGATACAAATTATATATACAAACATATTGGTAAATCTATAGATGCCTCCATTCCCCTTATTCTGTAAGGGTTAGCCAGAGGTGTCTTACCTTCATAGATTTAATTAAATTTAATTAGATTTTTTGCCATTTTTAGAAAACAAAATTTATGCATAAATGGCTCTTTCTCAAAAAGGAGGAAATAAAACATGGCAGTAGTTGGAAACCCAACTGGTAAAAATGATTCCATCCTTCGCGGTTACGAACAAGACAGCATGCATGGCATTGCTAGTCAATTTGCTCAAATCGCGAAAGCTGGCTTAAGCGAACAAGTAGACTTATATAGCGAACCTCGCAAATTCTTTATGAGCGATACTTTGAACAACGAAATGCGTAGCTTCTTCGTTGAAAACGCTTTTGATAAACAAGATCCTAAATTCTCTTCTATCGATGCTGTAAACGAAGAATATGGTATGCTTAACGCTTTATACCAAAACGACGTTAAAGGTATCTGCGAAGCTGCTCCACTTGGCGCATACAACCCAGTTGTTGGTATCACATTCCCAATGCACAAAAACTTGTTGATGACTACAGTATTCGACAAAGGTGCTATTCCTAAGGACGTAGCTGATACTCCTCAATTCACACTTTCCATGGAAACTCGTACAATGTACAGCCCAGATGGTCGTGAAATCGATATGTTCTTGGAACAAAACAAAATCAAAGACGTTATTGAACGTGCTGTTCCTCATAAAGACGTTGTAATCATGCTTCCAGAAGATCAAGAAACTGACGTTCTTGCTCTATTGGGTGCTACTAATAAAACTGTAGCTAACGTTTCCCGTTCTTCTAAAGTAACTAAATTGTTGGTTAAAGACGTTTACGTTGCTAAAGGCGAAGAAAAATACGACGCTGCTACAAAAGAAATCGTAGTTGAAACTGCTGGTGCTGTTGGCACTAAAGTTATCACTGTTGAACCAGTTAAATTCGTTGCTGCATACGGCCAATATGATCGTACTTTCCAAAAACGTATTGACTTGATCGTTCCTACTGATAACGCTGGTGGTACTCGTAAAGAAATCTTCCAATTCGCTGGTTCTATGCATAAAAACCGCTTCACATTCATGGCATCTTCTGCTAACGTTGTAGGCGTAGTATTATCTGCAGCATTGGATGTATCTTCTGCAGCGTATGAAACTCCTAAAGTTAAATGGTCCAGCCGTACTGATTACTTCGAAATTCCAGAAGCACCTCATATGACTGTAACTATTTCTCCAGAAGAAACAAAAGATATCCAAGCAATGTACAATGTTAACCAATTGACAAAAATCATGTCCATGATTAAATTGTCCATTCTTAACTACAAAGATGACAAAATCTTGGAAAACTTGGATGAATCCTTCTTGAATCTTCCTGCAACATCCAAAGTTACTGGTGCTTTCAACTTCGTGCCACCAGATAACTTCTTGGGTTCCCATGTAACTTGGAGATACGAAACATTCATGGATTACCTTGATACTCAAATCACTACAATGCTTCAAGTATTGAATGATGAAAACATGACAGTATCCATCTTCGGTCGTCCTGAATTGATCCGTAAAATCACTCCTAAAGAATACACATACACAACTCCTCCTAGCATTGGTCCAGTTATCTTGGATTACAAGAAAACTGTAAAAACTAGTGATAACCGTGTATACCAATTCATTAGCTCCAACAAAATGCGTAATGATAACAACCTTATCATTATCTTGAACCCTCGTAACACTAACCGTGTTATCTATAAAATCTTCGATTATCAATTGTACGTTGGTAACGAAATCCGCGACACTGCAAACTATCAATTGCCAGCAGTAACTGCGTTCGAACGTTTCTTATTCGTTCAATATCAACCAGTTCAAGGTCGTATCCAAATCGTTAACCCTACAGGTCTTATCGAAGATATCGAAAACAAAACTCCTGTAAGCAAAGATCGTGCTATGAACGATTACACTGCTAACAAAATTACTTATACTCATGATGCTAAAGGCAACGGTGTATATGTAGACCATACTGCTGAATTACCAGGCACTCCACGTTCTGCTATGTATCCAGATGGCAAAGCTCCTGGCGTACCTCAAGATGGTATTGCAGATCAAAACTATGCATACCCATCCCCTAACTATGCAGTAACTGATCCTAAAAACTAATCTAATTAGTTAGATCAGAAAAAAAAATAAACCTTAATAGATCTTAGAGAAAAGATCTTAAAAAATTATTTTCAAATTGCTTGAAAATCCGATGACAACTCCCCATAGACCACTACGGTCTATGGGGTTGATTGTGTCTAAAATATATTAGGCCATTATAAGCATACACTTTCTAGATATGAATTGTTTCTCTCTAGTTATCTTATTAAGTGTATCAGATGCATATTGTAATTCCTTTTCTAATTCAGGAAATACATAGGTATCGAATTTACGATCTCTTGATTCTTTTATTCCTTCTAGATCTTCTTCTAAGCCTTCCCCATTTCCTAGATAAGTATAATTAAATACTCCTACCATATCTTTTCTATAGGCACAGAAGTTGAATGTGATAACAGCTCTAATAAAATTCTTTAAAGAATCTATATCTCCTCTTAGAGCTATTCTTCCACAATCCTTTTTATAAGAAGTATAATCTGTAATTTCTTTTACTTTACATGCCTCACTATCATCTTCAAATCCAGTATCATCTTTGAAATATAATGTTTTATAATTTGTAATAAGAATCTTATTAGTGAGCATCTTTCCAAATAGATCTATTATAGGAACCATACTGACTATTTTATTCAATCTAGTAAGTGTCTTTAGATTGAATAGTTTTATATTCTCATACAACTCTTGATCATTCAATCTTAAAATCTCTTTTGTATCTCTTTTTCCCGTAGTTATGATAATCGCTTCTAGCATCTTTTCTCCTAACCTCCTCTATTAACATTTTTAAAAATTTCTCATTACCCTTACCTACTTTTCTATTAAATGATGAGAAATCTTTTAAAGGTTCAGATACTAATGTTTTCTTTTTCATTATATCACCTCTTATTAATATATCATTGATATAGTATATAAGTAAAAAAAAATAAAGAGAGAACTAAGCTCTCTTTATTTTTAATATGGTTTCTCTATAATTTTAGAGAGCTCCATATTTCTAAATGGGTCCAATGCCCAAGGCATGGACTTCAATACTTCTTCCTTGCTCTTGGAAGAGAAATTATTATCTATGAAAGGTTTTAAACCTTCCATAATCTCATTTAACAATTTACCAATATTATTATCGTAGTTTTCAACTACTAGAGCATTAATAGGGCTTCTATCCTTGACAGGATAGATTTCACTGTCATAATCCCAATCATATGTATTGCAATATAGCAATACAGAGTGTACGAACTTTCTAATATCACGGAAGTTTCCACGCAACACAAATGGGAAGTTTTCTATATATGAATACGTTGCTTCGTATTCGCAATTAGAATCCTCGATATATTTGCCATCCATAAAATGGATGTAAACTTTTTCTACTGTAATACTGTTTATTAACGCGTTTTTAAAAAACGCTACTAAATCAGCAGTTTTAATACCAGTATTTTGGTACAATTTCAAAAGATATGAGTTAATTTCATAAAAATCGAATTCGCTCATATTAGAACTGAATTTTGCTTTTGGGGAGTAACTCATTCTCCCACTGAAACCATATACGTCGATCAATTGACCGCAATTTAAGAATAACATAATTTATTCCTCCTTATTTATCATTAAATACTATATCTGCGAGGGCGCTGTTCATAATACGCCCGATCTACGAATTCTTCCTGACTTGGCTCATAATCTTCAAACTCCTCATCAGGGAGTACGAGATTATTATAGTTAATATTATTTAATACCTCGATTGCTTCGTCATTTTTCAATTCAAGAGCCTTTAAGATATTATCTATGAACACAATGACGTCATATCTCTCTCCTCTTATAGCCAAAGGGATAGATTCAATGTTAGAGCGATACTCTATAAGCATCTCAGCATCTTCAACATACCTTTCATCATCCATATGAATATCAAGATACGAGGTCCATACCTTGATAGTCTTGATATCATTCTTTATTGCTTTATTAAAAAATGATATTAAATATGTTGTTTTGTTGTAATGAGCATACCCTTCCAACTCTCGGTATAAATAGCTTACAATTTCACTCGGAGCAGGATAGTTTTCTACCTCTTCTGT